TTGACCAAGCCTTGCGTGAATGGCCCGGATACCTCTACAATGCAGAACAAGACCTTGAGGAAATGCTATTGTATGGAAAGGGAATTGGAATGTGGGATAGTCCACTTGGATGGATGCCAGAACACGTCTTCCTATCCGACCTTCTCTTTCCAGACGACATTAGGATCGACTTTTCAAACCTTGAGGAGTTTGTCCGGCGTGTCCGTTTGACTCCATACGAACTCTATAAAAAGATTGAGAATCGTGCCGCAGCAGAAGCGATGGGATGGAATGTGGATGCAGCTATTGACGCTATCCGTTTCCACCGCGCTTTTACAAATCATAGAAAGACCCGCGAAGATTTCTTCCGCACGATCAGTGAGTCAGGATTTAACTGGTCATTGTCAGTAAACCAAAAGATCGACCTCTACGAAGTTTACTGGAGAGAGTTTGATGGTAAGATTAGTAAAGCAATTATCCTTCAAGACTATCAACCAATCGCTGATTACATTAACTCCAATGTAAAGGGAGCAGGTAAGATCAGTGAAGATGACATCAGAACTCAGCATGGGTTTATGATGCTCAAGATTGGACTCTATGATTCTTGGGATGAGATTTTGTATATGCTCACCGACTCGGTAGGTAGTGGACTCTTTCAAGACATCAAGAGCCAAGCTGAATCGGCGTTCGTTGCTTGCCGCCAGTATGACTTTACGATGAACTCATTGGTTGATGCGGTGCGACTCAACTCCATGCTGATGATCGAGGGACAAGGGCCAGACTCAACTAAGATGCTCAAGCAAATGGAGTGGCTACCTATTAGCGTAATGCCAGATGGAGCTAAGTTCATCCAGAACCGCTTCCAACTTCCAGTGGCAGAAAGCATGAGCTTCATGCAGTTCTTCATGGGAGATATGTATAGGGGCATGGGGCAGTATCGTATCAACGCTCCTACTGCTGGCGGAAAACAAAGGACAAAAGGCGAAGCAGAACTTGATGCCGCCGAATCAGCAAAACTATCTGGAACTCAAATACGTCGATTTAATGAGTGCCAAACCCTTTACTTCAAGCAACTCTACAAACGCTTTGTAAGTGCAAAGTCCAGCGATGATGGATATGAGTTTGTTAAAAAGTTCTATGAAGTTTTGGAAGAACTCGGAACTCCAAAAGAAGCGGCGGCTTGGAAGAACATCACAAGTATCCGTTCAAACCTCATCAATGGGGCAGGCAGTCCATCATTCAAACTGATTACCGCAGAAAAGTTGTTGCAGATTACAGCAATCACTCCAGCAAACGAAGGGCAAGAGAATGCTGTTAAAGACGCAATCGCCGCGCTTTCTGGACGAGACAACGTAGCTCGCTATCGTAATACTAAGCCAAGCAAGATTGATGATACAGCTCGTATCATTGGATTTGAAAATGCTGGCATGACAGATGCGTTTGTTAATCCGCAAAACTTCCCAGTTCTACCAACTGATCCACATATCGAACACGCAACTGGTCACTTCCAAGACATGATTATGCAGTTGCAGATGAACTTGCAATCTGTGCAGCAGGGTCAACCAGAACTTGCAGAACTTTCCAAGGCAGTGCGCTCAGTTAAATTCAAGGGTGGCCACATCATGGCACACGTTGAGTATATCAGTAGAGATCAATCAAAGCAGGACTTCTTGAAACAATTCATGCAGGGCATGGGTGAAGCTCAAGCAATGGCTGATGAACTTCAACAAGTGTATGTTCAGATGGCAGAAGCTGAAGCTCAAAAATCTGGTCAGCCTAACTCTGAAGAAGATATTAAACTGCAATATCTCGCTGCTAAATCTGGTATTGAGATTGATACTAAGAAAAAACTTTCTGACATCGCAATCGGCAAGGCTTCGATCAGTCACGCTCAACGCACAGAACAACGGAAAGAACAAGGCATCACTCAACTTGCGCTTCAAAAGGCTAAAGCTCGCGCTGAGATTCAAAAGACCAAAGGCAAGATGAAGGCAGAGCAACCAGAGATGGAAGAAGAAGAGCCAGAGGAAGAAGAGACTGAAGAAGTGGAAGTTGAAACTCCAGAAGCTACTGAAGAAGTTGAGATGGAAACAGAAGAACCACCTCCAGCAACACTATGAACGCAAACAATCTTCGGCCAGATAATACAGTAAAAGGAACAGGATTCCTTGGTGCAATTCCAAGACTTGATAATCCTAAAGATGTTTCTACAGAATTATCTATTGGAATCGACTGGGGTAGCGGAGAAAAACTTATCCCAACGATGGTTCCAACTTTGGATGATAATGAATTAAAATATCTACTTTCTACTCCAGCAGATAAACTAAATTCTGTAAATCCAGATTTAAATAAATCTATTACACGAAAAGCGGTTGAATTTGCAAAAGAAAGAGAATCTAAAAAATTACCTTTCTTTGCTCAACCTGATGAATCTCCTAAAGAAGCAAGAAAAACAACGCGATCAATTTTAGGTTATCCAATTGTAGAACCTGATGAAGACCTTTTGAAGTGGTTTAAGGAAAATCCACAAACAACAGGAATGCAATGGGGTGCAGGAAAAAATGATTCATCAACAGATGTTCCTCGTTCAATTGTTCTAAATCCTTTTAGCAACTTGAGTAATGAACAACAAATGGCAGTAGCTAAAAACGAAGCTATTAGGAACTTTATTGATGAAAAAAACATCATACCAAAATTTAACCTTACTCCAGAACAAGAAAAAGCATTTGCTGGAACTCAATACGGAAAGATTCAAGACAAGACTCCGCTAAAGCAAAGCGTATTAGCTCGTATCCTTACAGGAGATGAATCGGCGGGAACAATAACCCCAATGCAAAAGCGTTGGGCTGACTGGCTTAAAACACAACTACCAAAAGAATGACAACAGAAAAAGTAAAATCCCTATGCGCGGCGATAACATCACACGAAGACTGGAACAAACTACAAGCATATTTGCTACTTAATGTAAACCCACCAGAAGGAGTAACCACACTCATCCATGCAATCAAAGCTATTGACGCTATTGGAACAGAAGAGCAAGGAGCATTCAAAAAAGCAAGAGCTACTGCAAAGCATAAAGAGCCAGCGGATAGCACGATTGATCCAGACCTTGACGAAATCTAATTTATGGCAGATACAAACAACACAGCAGAAGTAATCAAAGAACTGAAGGCTAAACCTCAAGTTGCGATTAAGGGTAATACATCTGACTTCCTCAAGAAGTTCAGTAAACAACAAACTGATGATGGCAAGCCGAGTGCCACCAACATGGGCGACCCTAATCTTGGAATGAAAAAATTCAATGAAGAAGAACCACCAGAAGAAGCAATGGGAGTTACTGAGTCTGAAATTACTTCAGACCGAACAGGCAAGAAAAAAGGATTTGTTGAACGTCAAATCGAAGAAAACCGCAAGCTCAAAGAAGAACTTGAGAAATACAAAAAGGATGAAATCCCCAAGTTTGAAACCAAAATCCAAGAGCTTGAGCGAATGGTCACCGAGTCAACATCGACCAAAGAAGCGAATCATTACCAAGAACAACTCAACAAAGCCAACCAAGAGAAAGTTGAAGTTGAGCAACAACTATCAGAGCAAATCAAAGAACTCAGGGGCAAGTTGGATTTCCACGATATTACAAGCAATCCAGACTTCAAGAAGACTTACCTCGATCCGATCAAGAATACATACGACACTGCGAGGCAGTTGCTATCGAATGATCCAACGCTTCTTTCAACCTTCTCCCGTGCTGTCAATGCAAACGCCTCCATCTTTAATTCGACATCCGAAGAAGATCGTAGAGCAGCAGAAACAGATCGAGATCAAGCGTTTGAAGAAATCACAAACTCGCTTTCGCAATTCAAACAATACCAGTTCGCGGAGCAAGTCAACAGCTTTATCAAAGCAACTCAGGGACATCACGCAGCTCTTGTCAACTTTGAAGAAACCAAGCAGAATATACTGCAAACCGCTAAACAGAAAGAGCAAGAAGGCCGGAATAAGTATTTGAATCAATGGCGCGAAAGCTACAAGAATACTCAGCAGGAAATTGATAATGCCACATCAGTTCCAGATAATGTTGCGGAATACATGAAGGAAAAAGGAATTAACTTTGACCTTTCCCGCGACGAAGCCATCGCGCTTGCTGCTACTCAGCAAAGTAATGAGCAGGCATCAGTTGAAGATATGAACCGCCTAATCCACCAAGGCCGCGCATATCAAAAGATTCAAGCACAACTCAAGGCATACCAAGAGATGGTAAAAGAAAAAGATGCTTACATAGCACAGCTTAAAGGATCATCTCGCATTTCTTCATCGCCAAGTGCATCGGATTCCCAGAAACCAAGAGTGAGTATGACAGAGGGACTGGCCGCGAAAATCGCAAGATTCTCGCCGCAAAATCGTTTGACTGCATAGCCCATCATTCCTAATTCTGGTTGTCATGGGGGGAGGTAAATTTGTCTTACCTCCCCCCTTACTTTTTTTAAAAAAAGTTGCTTGATTATAAATTGTCGCTCATTATCATTGTTGGAATGGAAACGATAAAACATAAAAGAGGTGCAGTTAATTCTAATGGATTAGTGTTTTGGGCTTATGGGAAATGCTATCCAAACAATGAATATTGGGTAACACCAGAAAAATTCAATGACCTATATAAGAAAAGACAAAATACTACAAAAAAAAATTATGATGAAAATAGAGAAAAAAGAAGTCTTCAAAGAAAAGAAAGAAGGAAAAATAATAGAGAAGAATACCTATTAGTTGCAAAAGCAGGGAGAGAAAGAAACAAGGAAAAAATAAAAGAATACTTTAGGAATTACTACAAAAACCATAAGGATAGAGTTGCATTAGCAAATAAAAAATGGAGAGAAAAAAACTGGGCAAGAATGAGTGGGTTGCTTGCGAAATACAGAACTAAAAAAGTTGCTCAAACTCCAGACCTTTCAAATGAATCAAAAATGATAATCTCCTCACTTTTTGAACAAGCTCAAAGATTATCTAAAATAATTGGAATTCCATTTGAAGTAGATCATATAAACCCAATCTCACTTGGAGGAATCCATGCTCCAAGTAATCTGCAAGTAATACCAAGATCAATTAATCGTAAAAAGCATAACAAAAAAATATTTGTTTGGTCTGAAAAAAACTCTTGACATATATTACACCTCGCATATTTTCGTCGCATCGGGATAGACGAAATTATCGTTTACGATAAAATTAGTGCGTAGGCGAACCCGGCCTTAGAGTTGTAGATTCTCTAATTAAAATTCTATTCTGGACTGCCTTCTCAAGAAGGTTTCGGGGTTGACTCCAGCCGAAGAAAACCAAGCACTCGCTTTGGCTATCTTCGGATTTGTCATGGAGTGCATAACTAAACCAAACCAACTAAAACCAAACAAAACCAATCATTATGGCATCAGATCAATTGTATTTCAATTCATGTGCTGAGATTGACAGTTTCTTCCGCGAGGGCCGTGAGTATTTCAACGACCTCTACGTTAAGAAGCTTGTTACTAACAGTGCATACTTCACACGTTTCGAGGAGCAAGCATGGCCCCTCAACCACACCACCGAGCAAAAAGCTTTCCGCTTTGGCCGTGGATTCCACGATCCCTGCACACCTTTCCGTGCAATCAACGACACCTATTGCGAGACTGATTCTTGCGACAGCAAACCAGAAGTCATTCAGCGTCCCGGCACTGAGAGCTACACTTTCGAGCTTCTCCGTAAAGAGATGACCACTGACTGGATTTGCGTTGAGAGCCTTCTCTATCGCCTTTTCCCTGCTGAAGAGATTCTTCAGTTCGAGGAGTCGAATGCTCGCATCACCAAGAATGTCCACGAAGAGTTCCTTCGTTCCAACTACATCGGTGGTTCCGGCCACAAGTGGATGGGCATCACTACGGATGACGGCACTTACTGCGGTCTGGTTGATGATTCTGCTTGGTTCGTTCCAGAGCATACCGTCAACAACGAAGCTGGTTACGATCTTTGCGCTCTTCGCGTTAAGCTCGCTCCTGCTGACCTCAACAAGATTGCTTATCTCTCGCTTGATATGCTTGACGATGCACTCGTTGACCTCCAAGACGAAGATGACGCTTTCCGCCTTGATCTCCAAGACGCGACTGGTCAGCCTTTGCTCGACATCGTTATCCCTGATCCTCAAGTTGGCCGTGCGCTTTACTTCCAAGCCAAGCGTAACAATGGTTACTGGGATGCAAACACCGACTTCGATGAGCGTCTTACTCGTCTGAAGCTCGGCATCAACCGCATCATCGGCGACTACGCCTTCGGATACGACATCAACTCGGCCCGTTTCAACGCTGACACCGCCTTCAATGCTGGCCTCGCTCCGTTCAACGAAGCTGATCCCGCAACATGGGCGCGTCTCGTTCGCGTTCCCCGTTATGTCAAGACCGTCCTTGAAAACGGATGTGCCTACGTTCCAAACAAAGCTTACCGCAATGCCGACTTCGGTATCTCGGTTGCTATGGTAAACAAGGCCATGTGCAAGTGGACAATGCCATCCTCGACTGGATATGGCGAAGCTCAACAAATGACCCAGAACTACGCTGGCGATTGGGAGTGGAAGAATCCAGATTGGGAGTGCAACCGTTGGCGTAAATCGGGCTTCTATCAGGCCCAGTTCCGTCTTGCCGCACAGGTCAAAGACCCAACCATCATGCACTCGTTCTTGCATCGTCTGCCTAAGAGCAAAAACCTCTATGGTTCCTGCTGCCCAGTTCAGAGCTACATCGTTCCTGAGAACAATCAGGATTGCTATAGCTGCGCTGGTGTGGGTGACATCGTTGTGCCCGCCTAAGTTAAATAGGGGGGGGGCTTATTCAAGCCTCTCCCCACAACCTTAAATAAAAATATATGTCTAATAAACGACCACTCGCTTATGATCGGGTTAACCTTTTTGGCCCGATTGCCGTTAACCTTCTCGCTGCTGGAGATGCTGATCTTTTGGTTCTCAACGACCAAGAGACTAAGTTCTTTCCAACAAGCATCGTGCTGGAGACTGCCTACGCTCGCGGAACCACTGCCACTGATCCAATTGTGATCGTGGACAACGGAACCACTGGCCAAAACATCACAGCTTCGCTTACTATCACTGACGCTCTTGATAACCAAGGACGCTACAATCCTCTTGCGATTGCCGCCAATCCTTATGTTATCACTGGTTCCAGCAAACTTCGTTTGTTGAAATCCACTGTTGGTCTTGGTCAAGCTACCGCAACTCGCGCTCGCACCTCTGGTGTGGCTACGATTGTGACTGGTGCTGCCCATGGTTTTTCCACGGGTGACACGATCACGATTGCCAGCATGACTGACAGCACATTCAATGATGTGCAGGCTGAAGTTACTGTTGTTGATTCAACCACCTTCACCTATGCAAACGCTGGTGCTGATGTTGTTTCTGGTGCTGATACCGCAGGGCGCGTTGGTGCGCTCTATGTTAATGCTTACGTTGTAGGCATCTACTACTAACCTAACTTTTGGGTGGGGAAGTCTATCCTTCCTCACCCATACCATTTTCTAATTATGGCCTGCTTTACCGATCTTCCTTACCGCAATAAGTTCTACCCACTGCTTCAAACAATTTTTTCTGCAATCACGCCATTGACTGATCCAGTATCTTTTGGATGTTTTGACTCTGCAAGTGACGCATCAAGACTCTATCAATTCTATCTTGGATTTGCACTCATCGCTGGATTGACACCAGTAACAGAAAATTGCTTTGTGCAAGATACCGAAGACCAGCAACTTTTTCTTCTTAATGAAGCACTCGCTGCTGCTATTACCCCAGTTTTGTAATTATCGTTAACGATAAAATATTATGCTTACTGATCCTCAGTTTTTAGATGCAACAAGCGATTTGCAAAGACTCGCTATTCTACAAGCGGCAGAAGAGCAGGGAACATATGTTAGCCCGCTAACTGCTGATTGCTTCAAAGACGCAACCGAGGATATTCAAAGGCTTGAAATTCTCCGCGCCATTCAAGGAATAACTGGAGGTGGTGGTGGAGGTGGAGGCGGTGCTTTTGGCGCAATATATTATTTCAATCGCTCAAATGCATCAAGTATCTCTGGATACTATGAGATGTCTAAAAACTTGGTAATTGGCGCGGGGACTACGCTCACGGCTACTGGTGCAGGCACACAATTAGTAGGGTCATTTGCAACAGTTTTAAATGATCCAAATGTTACAACGATCCCATCAGGTAACTGGAATTTTGAAAATTATGTTTCTATGAGTTCCAATGGTGGAACACCTAAAATTTATGGTGAAATTTATGTTCGCAATCTTGCTGGAACAGAAACGCTAATTGCAACAAATGTTTCTAATCCACATCCAATTACTTCTGGAACTCTCAATGAATTGTATTTGTGGAGCATTCCAGTCCCTGCGACAATTGTTTTAGCTACAGATCGACTTGTAGTTAAATTTTACGCACTTGATCTTACTGGTAGAACAATGACAATGCATTTTGAAGATGCAAATGTTGCTCAAACTACTACTTCCCTTCCTTCTGTAGACCTTTCTGCTTATGTTTTAAAAACTGGTGACACGATGAGTGGTCAATTGGTTCTTGCTTCAACTGGAGTTAAATTTAACGACAATACAGTTCAAACAACAGCAGCAGTTACTTCGGTAGCAGCAACCTCGCCAATTACAAGTTCTGGTGGAGCGACCCCAACAATCTCAACCAGCATGACGACAAACCGTTTACTTGGTAGATCGACGGTAGGAACTGGAGTTGCGGAACAAATAACGATTGGAACAGGTTTATCGCTTACTGCTGGCACGTTGACCAATTCGGCATTAGGAACAAAAACTATTTCTCGTTTCACTCCACGCGAGAACCAACCACCTGCTACAGATTTTGCAACATTGGATACCCGTAATAGCATTGCTGTATTAGATTTCGATGATACTACCAATGAAAACGCAATATTTCTTAATGTAATTTCAGAAGCGGTATTACTTGGGAGTGGATTAAAAATTCTTTTGATTTGGACAGCTACAACTGCAACAACAGGAAATTGTGTGTGGCAAACCGCTTTAGAAAAAATGACTACAGATATTGATACTGATTCATTTGATACAGCAGAAAGTTTAACGGCCACAACAAATGTAACAAGTGGAGTTCCAAACTATACAGAAATAACATTAACAACTATTGATTCTATTGTGTCTGGTGATGGATTCCGATTAAAAGTAACTCGTAATGCAACAAGTGCATCAGATACCATGATTGGAGATGCAGAACTAATCGCAGTAGAAGTAAGGAGCGTAGCGTAATTATGGCTAATTACTACAACAAAAATAACTTATCTGATCTTCGTGATTTACCGCAAAGTCTTATTGATACTTGGGTAGATGTTAATAATCCAAAGATGCAAGAATGGATTCTTGCGCCTGCAAAACCATCACCAAATGCTGTGTGGGAGAATGGGCAATGGGTTATTCCATCGCCTCCTGTTTATACCGCAGAAAAATGGTTATCTAAACAAGGATATGGAGCTACACAACTTGTTACTTTATTAGACTTATATGCTGCATTATCCATAGCAAACAAAACTTCAGCAAAACTTAACGCAGTTAAAGCATGGACAAATAGAATTCTCGGTGAGTATGTTCAAAATAATGAACCTAAAGAAAATTGGGAGGTTGCGCCATTTACATTTAATGAAACTGTTATTGAAGCATATCAAGAACTTGGAAATTAATTAAAATACAATGAATGTTTCCTGTGCTTCATATTATACTTTAGATCAACTAAATTACGAAAGATACCTTTCCATTGCTGAAGCTATAAATGATTCTAATATTTTTTCATTCGGATGCTTTTCCGCGATGGATAAATCACAGCAAGAGCTTTTAATTTCTAAAATTATTGCAAAAGGATTTCAATTTCCAGCCGCTATCACAATAGTTGATGCGGGAGGATACTAAGAAAACACAACAAAACCAAAACCAAAAACCAAAAAATAATAAAAAAATATGGCTAATCCCATCATCAAAATCAAACGTGGTTCCGGCGCACCAGTCAGCCTTCAAGTTGGCGAAGTTGCGTTTGACACAGTAAACAAAAGCTTCTTCATTGGCACAGCCACTGGAGTTCTTCCAATCGGCGGCGAACACATTTTCGCCAAGAAAACCTATGTTGACTCTGCTGTTTCGACCGAGCAAGTTGCCCGCGAAGCTGCTGACACAACCCTGACCAGCGATCTTAACGCTGAAATCAGCCGCGCTCAAGGTGCTGAAAGCGACCTCGCTGACGACATCTCCGCAGAGGCTACAGCTCGCGCTGCTGCTATCACATCTGAAGCTTCGACCCGCTCTTCTGCGGATACGAGCCTCGATGGCAAAATCAGCACGGAAAAAGGCCGCATTGATGCGATCCTCTCCGCCGTTGATGCAGACAAAGATACTTTCGCTGAAATCGTCTCGCTCATCAACAGCGTTGATACGACTAACGACAGCGCATTTGCTGGCTATGTTCTTTCTAACAACGCCGCTCTTGCACAAGAAGTCACTGACCGCCAGTCTGGCGACAGCGCACTTGCTGCTGACATCGTTACCGTAGAGACTGCCGCAACCGCGCTGACCAGCCGAGTTTCTGCCGCCGAGACTGATATCTCGGACGAAGAAGCCGCTCGCATCGCTGCTGATTCTACTCTGCAATCGAACATCACCGCTGAAGCCAGCACACGTGCTTCCGCTGATACGACCCTGCAAGGTAACATCACTGCCGAAGCTTCTGCTCGTTCTACCGCAGACACCAACCTGAGCAATCGTATTGATTCGCTTGAGACCGTAGGTGTTTCTGGTCGTTTGACTGATCTTGAGTCTGATGTCGCGGATCACGAATCCCGCATCGCCGCTCTTGAGTCTGTCATTGATGGCGGAACTTACTAAAATTAAAGAAAACAAGTCCTCCGTGGAGTAAAATCCACGGGGGAACCCATCTTCTATAAGAATGGCAAATCCAAAAATAATTCCTAAAAAATCGGTTCAATCTGCGAAAATTCCGTTGAGTTCCGATCTCGGAAGCGGTGAGATTTGTATAAATCACGCCGACAAAAAACTTTACGCCAAGCATCCATCGACAGGTTCGATACAAGAAATTGGCGGAATGTCTGTGCATTCACACGACGAACTTTACTCGTCTGATAATAGTCAACTTTTAGAACTGCAAAATAATAGTAATCTTACCATAACTGCTGGAGGTTCAACAAAAACTTTTGTTCTACCTAATGCGTCTGGAACGATTGCGACATTATCTGACATTTCTGGAAGTGTGTCTGGTGTAACTTCCGTTAACACACGCACGGGTTCGGTAACTCTTGATAAAACAGATGTTGGTCTTGGAAATTGCGACAATACCTCGGATGCAAATAAACCTATATCCACGGCAACGCAAACTGCCCTTGATAGTAAAGCAAGCACTTCTCACCCTAATCTTATTGCTGCTCCCGGAACAAAAACAATTGCGGTTTTTACACCTCGCAATAATTACCCGCCTGCTACCGCATTTGCCACCATGGACACGCGAAACTCCATCGCCGTGCTTGACTTTGACGATGGCGCGACGAACGAATCCACCACCTTTTGCGGCGTCATCCCCGAAGCCGCCGATCTCAGCACGGGCCTCATCGTCAGCATCCGCTGGATGGCCACCTCCGCCACCTCCGGCAACTGCCGCTGGGGAGCCCAATGGGAAAAATCCGGCACCGACCTCGACTCCGACTCCTTCGACTCCTCCACCGAGGCCCACACCGCCGCACCCGCCACATCCGGCATCGAGGCCACCACCACCCTCACCTGCACCGCCCTCGACTCCCTCGCCGCAGGCGACCGCTTCCGCCTCCGCGTCTACCGCGATAGCAGCGACACCACCAACGACACCATGACGGGCGATGCCGAACTCATCGCCGTCGAAGTAAGGAGCGCAGCGTAATGGCTTACGAATTCAACGGGACTACGCAGTATCTTTACACGACCTCGGTCCCAACGAGCTCTCTCCCGCTGTCTATTTGTGCGTGGTTTTACCCCGACAGTTTGAATGGTTTTCATGCATTAGTTAATCTTTCCAGCGGAACCACAGGAGCAACACTCGCTTTAGATGCGCGAGGAGGAGACGCTGGCGATCCTGTCGCTGCGTCCGATTTTCGTGGAAACGTATATAACGCAGCACGGACAACTGCTGGATATGTAACAGGACAATGGCAACACGGGGCCGCTGTATTTGCAGCAAATAATTCTAGGACAGTATATTTGGATGGAGGAAATTCAGCGACAAATACTGTAAACAATACAGCAACGCCAACATTTACTAGGATTGGCATTGGCATTTATTTTAACGCGACAAGCACTCCATCAAGTTATTTGGATGGCCGGCTCGCCGAAGTCGGCATTTGGTCCGCCGCCCTCACCGCCGCCGAAGTCGCCTCCCTCTCCAAGGGGATGACCTGCGACAAGGTTCGCCCGCAGAGTCTCGTATTCTACGCTCCCCTCGTTCGTGATCTCCTTGACCAAAAGGGCGGACTCGTCATCACCAATAACAACAGCGCGACCGTTTCCAACCATCCACGCATCTACCCATGAGCCTCTACAAAAATACAATCACCAACGAACTCCGCGAACTCCCTGAATCCTACATCGCCGACCTCATCGCAGCCGGGAATCCGAAGGCAGAGCAGTGGGAAGCCGCCCCGCCAAAGCCCAGCGACGACGCCATGTGGCAAGATGGCCAATGGGTCACGCCATCCGCGCCGGTCTACACCGCCGAGGAGTGGACTGATTCGCAAGGCTACGGCGGAAACCGCAGCACGACTCTCCTCTACCAAAAACTCCGCCTTGACGCCGCTGCGAAATCCTCGCCCAAGCTCAACGCCGTGCAAGGCTGGCTCGATGGCATGATCGCCTCTGGCTTCGCCCCAGCGTCCAGCAACTGGCCAACCGCCCCTCACACATTCGAGGAAACACTAAGCGAAACTCTTACTATTCTTACATCGCCATGAATGAACATCCAACACTTGCAGGATTAATGGGAACAGCAACGAGTATTAGTGGGGTTATTATATCTATGTTGCCTCATGTTGAAACTGGATTAAGAATTTCTGGTGCAGTAGTTGGTTTAATCGCTGGTCTTTTGACTTGCGTGTATATGTGGAAGAAAATAGAAAAACTATGAATACCTCGAAACTTATTATCGCTCGTAAAATGAAACCAAGCAAAATTGCATTTATAATGATTTTGATTTCATTTATTTTTCTTGCAATGGCATTTTTGACTGGATGCGAGACACTTGGAATTTCCCTACAGACAGACTATGGAATGTTTACATATGAACTTCCACAACCAAAAGGAACAAAAAAATGAAAATCGTAAATACACTACTTCAGCGGCTATCAGAGAATAGCACATGGCGCGGATTGATTCTGATTGCTACGGCAGTTGGAGTTAAGATTGAGCCAGAACTCCAAGAAGCAATCCTTGTTGCTGGACTTGGACTTGTTGGACTTATCAATGTAATCCGCAAAGGCTAATGGTTCCAAATTCCAGACCGCAGCAATCGAAAGAAAAGACTCTTGCAATGGTTATCAAAGCAAGAATCGAAGATCGTGTCGTTTTGGTAGGGATTAGAGGGTATTATTCTGAAACATTTGCTCCATCAGGAAACAATCGCGGCATATACGATGATGCGATTATATTACTATCACCAAGCGTTCACGCTACATTTAATGCTAATACTGATCCATCAGTTTTTAGAAAAGGTATTGCGGTTCTTAAAACGGGCGTTCATAGATTTCGTAAGGGGAATCATGGCATTAGTAAACCCGGAGGTGGCTATCCAGCGTTGCGACCTGCTAACGCAAAAGAACAATTGCCCGTCACGCGAGACATTACTGGAGATGATATGGGCATCGCTATCAACATCCATAAGGGCAGTTACAAATCTACCTCAAGCGAAGGATGCCAAACAATCTACCCCGCACAATGGGATGGGTTCATCAATCTCGTCTATTCGGAAATGAATAGATACAACCAAAAGACGATTCCCTATCTTTTAGTGGAACAAACATCTTGACTTAACCTAAACTATCGTTAACGATAAAACTATGAGTTGCGGAAATTCCCAAAGTTCTAAATGCAATCCGTGCGGCCCAAGTGAGGCAGCATTGAATGAGATTGTAAATCGTGCAGCTTACTATGCTCGTATTGCGGTAGAAGCCTCTGGGGGAACAACGGGCGGCAAAGCTCCAACTGGTGGAAATACCTTTGGAGTATTCTACGAGAATGACCAAGTAATGGTAACAGACTACACCATCACAACTGACCGCAACGCAATGTCAGCAGGGCCAATCACAGTAAACCCCGGAGTCACACTAACAGTGCCATCGGGTAGCACATATACAATCGTATGAGTCTCATTAAAGCAAACGCAGTCCAGATCGGACAATCACCTACAGCAACGCAGAACTTCACGCTGGCAGTGCCATCGTCACCAGACGGCACGATTAAGCTGGCTAGGGGTAATGCTGGAGCAACTACGCAGGATGTGATGACCGTGAGTAACACTGGCGTTGTATCGTTTCCGCAGGGGTTTAATGGAGCTATCACTGGGACTATCACAGCGAATGTCATTGGCAATCTAACAGGAAATGTTATTGGTGATGTTACTGGCGATGTAACTGGTGATGTCACGGGAAACCTTTCTGGAAATGTCACTGGAAATACAACGGGCAATTTGACTGGTGATGTATTTGCGAGCAATGGAACAAGCAAAGTTTTGGAGAACGGAACCAATGGAACTGATGCTACTTTTACAGGTAGTGTTATCGGAGGAACGCTATCAGGCAACGCATCGAGTGCTACCGCTCTTGCTACAAGCAGTTCGACTGCTCGCTCGCTTGCTAATCGGTTTGCTGATGTGGTGAATGTATTGGACTTTGGTGCTGATCCTACTGGAGTAGTTAATTCTGCAACATTTATTCAAAATGCAATAAATTATGCAAATTTATCTGTAAATAAAAAATTTGTATACATTCCTTCTGGTAAATATAAAATCTCAAACCAACTTCAAACTTACAGTAATATTACGATAAGCGGTGATATTAATGGGTCTACAATTTTTGATTACTCAACTCAAACAACTGGTGACTTCATATACACAGTTCCAACAGTTGGATCACCAATAGCAATATCTTCTAATATTGGAAGATATGATACGAGCGTTTCAACAGTATCACCGCATGGCGCATCTGTTGGAGACAAGTATGCGTTGTTATCGCAAAGAAATGCTTTGACTCCTGATGGTGGTGATTGGCAATTGGGTATTGGAACTGGGTCACTAAAAGCATCGTATTATAGTGAAATTCTAAATGTTCAAACAGTAAATGATTCTGATACATTTGAATTTTATCCTCCTCTTGTTTTTCCTGACTACAATACAAGTAACTCGGCAGAAACTCCAAATACAACAAGAGTTTGTAATATTCCAACAGTAGCTTTAGGAGATAATGCTTTTACAATTACACTTGCATCTGGTAACACGACTGGACTTGTTGAGGGAATGACTGTAACTGGAACTGGCATTCCATCAAGTTATGTTGTTAGGATTTCTGCAATTATAAATTCTACACAAATCAGGATGTATTCTTCATCCAATGCTGGATTTACTCTTACAAACGGAACAACGCTTACTTTTACAATCAACAGCAGAGCAAATTCTGATATTAGAAAAGTCACATTTGTTGAAAACCCAATAATCCAAAACATTAAATTTATTTCTGGAACAGGAACAAATAAGATTAATTTTTATGGTGTTAGTGATGGATTAATAAAAAATTGTGATTTTAGTTTAAATAGTGTCGGAGAAGCAATAAATTACATAAATTGTTATAACACAAAATCTGTTGGTTGTTCAGTTTATTATACCGCTGGAATTGCAACTACATTTACTTACAATCCACTATCAAATATTTCAAGTTGGAATTGTGGTTATGAAGATTGTAAACTTGAAAATGCTTTTCAAGGATTTGATGTGACATATAGTAGTGGTATTTTTGGAAGTGGAGTATTTTCACCTTCTATGTTTGCATATGTAGATAGATGTATTTCTACAAATTGTGCAAATGGAATGACATCGCATTCTGGGTCGTATGGTGTAAAGGTTACAAATAATCAATTTTTATACTGCAATACTGGAATCTTTTTAAGATCGCCAAATTCATTATGTGCAAATAATTTTATTACAGGAACTTCTAATTCTGTAGGAACGGGAATTGGATTAATTAATTATGCTTGGGAATCTTTGATTTCAAATAATACAATTAATAATTTTAAATCTGGAATCATAATTTCTCCGGGTGTAGGCGAGTTGGGTTTTGGAATAAAAAATGTAAAAACAAATATATTAAACAATATTATTTCACAAACTGAAACAGCAATTACTATTACTGGAAGTGATAATTATCATAAAAGTGCTGACTTAATGAATATTATTATTTCTAATAATACAATAACAAATTCAGATTTTCACATCTATCTTAGAGAATATGCAAATGGAATATCAATTGTTGGAAATAACTTTATAGGCCAAATTGTAACATATTGTGTTTATGTTGCAGATAATGTTTTTTCAATAAATATTAGAGATAATATGTTTTCAGATATTGGAACTGCACTTCCTATTTTTGTTGGAACTTTAACTGATTTGACTGCATATCCAACAAGTGGATATAAATACAGAACCAATATGGTGTATTGGAGTGGAAATAAATTTTTTGGAGATACAATTGGAGCGCAAGCAATATTCGGATTAACATATGATCCAAATATTGATAACAAATATGTTGATTCTGGAACATATATACCATCGCTTGTTGCATCAACAAATGTTACTACAGTTGTATTTTCTTTGTGCCATTTTTCAATAAAAGATAGAATTTGCACTCTTTCTGGTAGAGTTACAATTACCCCAACTGCGCTTTTATCCACATCAGTTCAATTCTCTCCACCAATACCATCACAGCTTGATTTACTTTCAACAACCGCATCGACGGCTGGAATGCTTGTTTCAACAATCCCTGTTGACGTCACTGGAGTAGTTACAGCAGATGTTACTGCTCCAAATGAAAATACAATTATGCTTGCTTTTACAGCAGTAAATACTTTATCGTCTGAATTTAGATATATTTGTCAATATCCAATTTGGTAATATAATATTATGGAAAATAATGAAGTAATGTGGAATTTAATTGAAAATACAATTTCAATTATAAAAGAAGATGGAACAGTCAAAACATATACAGAAAATGAATCTTCTGAATATGTAAAGGATACTGGAAGGGCTGAAGATATAAAAATTTTAAATTGGCCATCCGACTTCCCAAGCAAGCATGATAAGACAGAAGATTACCAAGAAAAATAAAACATGAGCGCAAATATTAAAGCATCCACAGACGGAACACAGGCAATCATCGGGGTAGGTGGCGTAGACCAGATGACTGTGAGTAACGCTGGCATAGTTACGGCAAATAGCTTTGTAGGGCTGAATGGCTCCAGTGTGACGGCAACTGGATCGACTACATCAAGGACATTAGCTAATAGGTTTGCTGATTGGGTAAATGTAAAAGACTTCGGTGCGGTTGGTGACTGGAATGGAACTACAGGAACTAATAATACAATTGCATTTCAAAATGCAATGGCAGCAGCAGCAGGAAAAAAACTTTATATTCCATCTGGCAGATATTTAATTCAATTTACAACTAATATTTGCTTTACTCCTCCAGCAAATATTGTAATTGAGGGTGATGGTGATTTGAATACAGAAATAATTGCATCTCCCCAAGGATTTACATCAAGTAGTTTTCCTGTTTTTTTTAGTTTAATAAACCAAGGAATAGAGTTTACAGGGTTAAAAATCACAGCAAAAGTGCAACCTGCAAATAATCTTACATTGATTTCATTGAGGGCAAGTAATGTATCAATTAATAATTGCACTTTAGATGGAAGTGTTACTCATTCTGGCACGACAATATCACATAACGTTTTTGGAATTTCTCACGGAGGAGATAGTAGTTTTATTTCAGATAATTTTGTAATTGAAAATTCCAAATTAACCAGATTAACATATCCTTTTCTAAAAGATAATCTTTCATCGTCAATTTCAAATAATTGGAAAATTGTTGGAAATTTGTTTACAGCAAATTATTACAATGATTGTGGACTAAATAGTCCAAATGGAATAATGAATAATATCGTTATTGCAAATAATACATTTGAAAACAACCAATCCATTGCAGCGGGAGAAGTGACTCAATCGTTAGGAGTAGCGTTGGCATCAGTAAAATATGTTACTATTAGTGACAACTTCTTTATTGGGTCATATACAGACGCAATTCACATCGAAGAAAATAGCGATTATATTACAATTGAGGGAAATAGATTCTCTATAAATAATGGAACATCAACACAATGCAGGTGCATTGAATTTAATGCAAACCAAGTTGGAGGTTCAGAAGAAAGGCCAAATCACATTACAATTATTGGCAATACAATGTATCAGAATGGCCCATCAAAAGATTTGGGAACTGACGCAATTGGCCTTATATTTAATTCATTAAATCAAAATCCAGCTACTGAAATTATTATATCTAACAATGTAATTGATAATTTCAATAGAGGAATATTTTCTGTTGCAACTGTAAATGACGCAATTGTTGTTGAAGGAAATATAATTACTAATTGTGAAAAAGGAATTGCGTTATTTGATGGTGCAATTACTATATCAAACAATATAACAAAAAATTGTGATATTGGAATTACAAACGGAACATCTTCAAATGCGTATGAAGTAGCAACAATTAGAGATCATATTTTTATTGATTGCACAAACAATATATCACCAACAGATATACAAATTGTTATTATCAATCCAAAATTTATTTTTTCTGAATTCACTTATCCAGCAGGCACATCATACAAAACACTTTTACCAGCAAAATCAACAGACAGGATTTATGGTGAATTGACAATGACTTTAACAAGTGGAAATTCATTTGATAGGGCTTACGATGTTGAAGTTATTACATGGAATGGAACAAATCTTACTTGGGATGATTCTTCATCATTAACCCCATCTCCAATACCTGTATCAAAAGTTAGCCGTGTATCTGGAGTTATAATTTCAGCAAGCAGAACAGCAACAACATTGGATGTTGCAATAGCAAACACATCTTCCAGATCAGAAAATAGACTGCAAGTTGACCTTGCTGGTTCTTGTTTAATACAACCATAAAATCTATGAGCTACTACACACCATGCCCACCATGCGACACGAACTTTCCGTTGTTGTGTGAACCACTTGAAACAACTGCCAATGGAAAACGATTGGTAGTAGAAGACTCTGCTGCTTGTCAAAAGACGATTCAGACTCCACTTTCACAACAAGTTTTAAAGACTGATGGAGTTGGAAATTTGACTTGGACAAACGGAGACAATGATAAAGTTCTTACTAAAGATTCTACTGGTAAAATTGAGTTTTCACAAGTAACCACAAATCAAATTACTGATTCATCGGTAACGACTGCAAAACTCGCTGATTCATCTGTATCTTCAGCAAAGATTGTTGATGGAACAATTGTAAATGCTGATATAAATGCCTCCGCAGCTATTGATGGAACTAAAATTAGTCCAAATTTTGGAAATCAAGGAATTTCAGCAAGTAATGTTGTAAGCATTACATCGGAATCCAGTTCTCAATCATTTCTTAATTCAAGTGGAACTGGTATATCGTATGCTCACTTTAAAAAAAGTCGAGGAACCCAAGCATCCCCTACAATTGTCCAAAATGGCGATGGAATTGGATCGCTTGTTTTTTCTGGATACGATGGAACAACTGATAACTTAGCTGCAATAATTAGTGCATCTGTTGACGGAACTCCAGCTATTGGGAAGATTCCAACTGCGATTAATTTTAGCACAAGAAATGATTTTTCAAACTATGCTAATCGTCTGTGCATTGATGGTGCTGCTGGAAATGTCGGTATAAACACTCCATTGCCATCAAGCAAACTTCATGTTGCAGGAGATGTGACCATAACATCAGCAACAACGGCAACTACAGTTGGTGCTGCTGGTGGAGCAAGTGCGCTTCCCGCAACTCCAGTTGGATATTTGGTAGTAAATATCAATGGAACTGCTCGCAAAATCCCATTTTACAATGTATGAAAACCTTGATTTCAAAAACCAATAATAAGGCAGTTTATGAATTTTCGCATGAAGAGAATAAAAAAACTGTAGAGTTTGAGTCTATTGAGAGCGGTGCAGACTTTGAGAAAGCTGCTACTGAAGAACATAAAAACTGGCTTAAATGGCTTGGTGTATCTGAGTAATGCCAGCCGAAGGATCAGTCTTTGATGGGTTTACAAGTATCATCGCGCAAGACGCAGATACTCACCCATCGTATTTGCCAGAGTCTGTAGTAGCAGAGTCGGTAAATAGGACATTCCGAGGCGGCATCAATCGAACCAGACCGAGCATTCGGAATATCTCGATTGTCGCTGGAGCGGGGCAAGACGAGATTATCGTTAACGATATTCTTGGCGGGAGTTTCCAAGGTGCGTATCCATATCGGGCAACCAACTACAGAACCAGCGATGGACTTTTGCTATCTGTATCTGGAATTATTTACTTTCTAAAAATCGTAAACAACCAAGCATACGCATACAAAATCATCGAAGGCAACGATCCGGGCATGATGCACACATTTTTTGTGCAAGCTGAAGATCGGGCGTATATCCAAAACGGATACCAAAATGCAATTGCATGGGATGGAATATTAGGAACATTGACCGCAGGCGAAATTCAAAATCAAGACTACTGCGAAATCGTTTCGATTGGCACTACTGACTTTACATTGATCGGTGCGCCATCCAATACAATTGGAGTCAAGTTCACGGCAACTGGAAGTGGAGTAGGAACTGGGACAATTAAAATACCTGCTTATCGTTTGAATCCATACCTTGCAAAGATGCCGATTGGAACCGTGATGGAGTATGCTTTCGGACGAGTATTTGTTTCTGATAGGTTCAATCAAATCTACGCTTCAGATATTATCTATGGTGGTGGATTTACTGACACCAAGAATACCGAGAACTTCACAGAGATTGGATATTGGGCAGAAGGTGGCGCGTTCTCTACTCCAGCAATGATGGGGAATATCACTGGCATGAGAGTAATGCCACAGATTGGAACCAACCTTCGCGGCCAAGGTGAGCTTGTTATCCTAACTGGTAACGGAGCATTCTCAATGGATGTATCTATACCAAGAAGCCAATGGAACACATCGAACATTCAAAGAATTTCATTGCTTGGGCGCGGATGCACAAGCCCATACTTGGGATTGGCAAACTCGGAACTTTGGTTTAGATCACACGATGGTTGGGCATTCTACTCCAATAGCCAATCTGAATTTGCCCGATACTTTTCACTTCGTAAACTTTCGAGAGAAGTAAACAAGTGGGTTACGAATGATACTCCTTGGCTAAAGCAATTTGCTTCTACAATGTTTTTTGATAACTACATCATTAGCACAGTAGCTCCGCAGACCTATCGAGCAGCAGGTGTGGAAGGATTGAACCGCTATCATAGGGGAATGGTAGTTCTTGATCTTGACCAATCATCTTCACCCGCACCAGATGCACAGCTTTCCTTTCGTTGGAATGGCATCTGGACGGGCTTTAGACCAACTCAGCTACTCTCTGCACTAATCCAAGGTGAAAAGCGTGGATTCGGATTCTCGTTTGATAAAGACAACAAGAACCGACTCTACGAATTTACTACCTCACAAGGCGACGATTACGGGCCTAATGGAACAAGGCAGATTGATTCCTTCTTCACTACTGGTAGGTATGACTTCAACAGAAGTGGGGCGACGAACAAGTTCCTTCGTAAAAAGATTACTGGTGGAGAAATGTGGATGAGTGAAATTAAAGGAGTGGTAGATAGCGATGTTGAGTTTCGCGCCGATTCCAATCCATGCTGGTCAGAACTAAAAGTTCCTACAAGCTACGGATGCAACCCGTGTTCACCTAAGGTAACTGAATGCGTTCCACAAAAAAATGGTAATCGCTACAAGCGATATAAGTTCAATACGCCTGACCCAAGCGAGTGCAATGACTTGGCTGGCATCCCATCCGTAGAAGGAAGTGAATTTCAGATCAAAGTAAACCTCACTGGTGCGGCTACTGTTGACCGAGTTCGACTAATGGCAAACATTAAGAACAACGACGATTCTCCAGTTGGCGACTGCCCAGAAGAAAATGAGGAATGTGAACCATTTTTGTGTTGCCAAGAAAAGTATTGGGAATATAATATCGTAAATTAAATCCAATGGACAATCAAGATTCATCTCCTGCACTTACATTTCCAAATGTTCCAGATGACTTTTGTCCTGCTGGTAACTGGCAAAATATATTTCAAATATTCATTGATGAAGTTTTGTCCAACGGAACCATCAATGTTCCCGGCCTTGGCGATGTTACTCCACAGCAGATTCAGCAGATTAACGAAGACCTTGCTGACCAGCAAACTCAGATAACTGCGCTTGATACGCGAGTAGATGCTTTAGAATTAAATCCAACAATTAAGGTTAGATATGGCGTATACTCTCCAATTGCGCCAGATGACACATTATCTATTGGAATTACCTTTAGCTCTCCTCTTCCATCTGCCGTTTATGGAATCTCGCTGACTCCAATTTACGCAACTGGAACTCCATTAACAACGCCACTTTACACTATTGTTTCACAAAATACAGCAGGATTTACATTTCGGGCTGATAACAACATTGCACAAATTACGAGCTTGAACTGGATGGCGGTTCATTCCTCGACACCATAAGCCATCACAAAGAAAACCAAACATATGACAACACTAAAAGGAACCGACCCAAAACTTGTTTCTGGTGGATCACCAACTCGCGGAAGTATCCGTGAAGGTATGGGGAATATGCCCAACCTTGGAGCTAAGAAGCCAAGCATCTATACGACCGCTGGCACTCCAAAGCAAGGCTACCAAAAGTAATTATCGGTAACGATAACCTATGGCTGATACCCTCGAAGAGATGGTTGAGCTTGTGAAGGGATTCGCCGGAGACTCAGGCACTTGTTCATACGAGCGCGGAGTCAAAGCCGTAAACCAAGCAAGACGACTTTTGTGGAATAAGCGTGGCTGGACGAGCATAGAAGAATATGTCCAAATTTGTTGCGTAAACAATTGCTTTACGCTTCCATCTCGCTATGAGCAAATCAAACTCGCATGGATTGGCAATGAATCAGCATCTCTCGCAGATGAATGGTTCAATGCGACCAATGCGTTTGCTCTTCATGCGGATCACTCATGCCATAGAGGAATTACTGAAGTAGGAGGACTCCACGTTCTCTTCCGCGATTACACTACCCATCCATACCAAATCGGCGTGATGGCAGAGGAAGCTGAAGACATCGGCGTAGAGTTGATGTTTGAAGCACAAGACCAGTATGACACCTATCATAAGGTTAAGGTCACTACTGCTAATCCACCAACGCTGGCTAAGTCTGATCTTCTTGTTAAAGGGATTCGGGCGGTAACTAAGCCAGTAACTAAAGGTAGGATTCGGGTATATGCCTACGACACGGCATTGGAAGCAAAGACTCTCATTGCCATCTATCAACCTAACGATGCTCATCCTACATTCCGTAGGTTCAAAGCCCCGAAGACCTGCGAGTGTATTACGCTTTATGCATCTAAGAAATACTTTGATCTAACCGATCCAAAGGATTTGGTAGAGTTTATTCCTGATGCGATGATCTATGCGGTTCTTGCATTAAACTCGCGTGAGAATCGTAAGGCGCAAGAGTTCATGAGTAACTTGGCATTGGCCGTGCAAGAACAAGAGAAAGAAATGGAAGGCGCAGAAATCCCCACTGCCGCGCCAATTAGGTTTTCAAACTATAGTAGGGCAGATAACCTAATCGGGTCTGATCTATTGTCACCATCACCAAACGATTATTTCCTTTCGAGATGACACTGACAATTCCAGATAAGATTGATGCGAGGAATGTAGTTGGATATGGTGATCCTGACTACGAACTTAACTTGATGGATTTGGAAATTCTAAAGTTACCTCCACGGGAATGTCCATTGATTCACAAGTTCACGCCGGGAATGTATATTCGGGAAATCTATATGCCGAAGGATACTATTCTCACAACTTTGCTTCATCTGACTACTCATCCATTTTTTATAATGAAAGGCGATGTGACTGTCTGGTATCATGGCATCCCAGCCCACAGATATAAAACAGGCTACACGGGCATCACAGAAGCAGGAACAAGACGTATGCTTGCCACTCACAAAGATACAATTTGGACAACCTGCCATGTCACAGACTTGACTGATCCAGACGAAATTATTGACAGCATTACTTCAAGAGACTTTAATCCCCATATCGCCAAGGAAGACCCAAGGGTTCAAAAATGGCGGCATAACCGAACTGACTTAATCAAATGAGATTTCTTTTACCAGACCACTTAGGCAACGATAAACATTCAATGATGTTTCATACCAGCGGATTTGCTATTGCTGCTGGTGTAGTTGCTGTAGGTGCGGCAGCAGGATCAGCGGCTATCTCTATGTCGGCGGCAGATAGGGCAAAGAAAGCTCAAGGCGCAGCAGCAGGACAATTTAAAAAACAACAGAGAAAAGCAACCAAAGAACTCGTCAAAGGACAAGAACAAGTCCAAGGAATGATCGCTGATGTTCAAGCTCCAGAGTATAACCTTGGAGCAATGATAGGTGATGCTGGTCAGATTTCAGATTACTATCGCAAACAACTTGAAACATTCCAACCCGGAGCAGCGCAACAACGTGGACAAGCTCAAGCTCAAATTGGGCAAGCAATGGATGTGATTTCTCAATATCTTCGCGGAGAAGTGCCGCAAGATGTCAAAGAACAGATCATGCGTAATGTCGCTGAGAGTGCAGGTGCAGGGTTTAATCCAGCAACGGCAGGGCAAGTTGGTGGTTTTCAAGCAGCGCAAGGGCAGATGGCCCGTAATCTTGGACTAACCTCTCTTGATATTCAAAGGCAGGGAATGGCAGCAATCCCAAGTATTCAAGGCACAGCACAGAACTGGCAGCAATTGGCGCGAGCATTCACAGCAGAGCCATTGGATGTAGGTAGACTGCAACTGGGCTATCAAACAGCAGGAGCAGAAGTTGGATTGCAAAAAGCTAAAATGACTTCCGATATGTTCTCTAATATCTACAATGCACAATCTGGATTGGCTTCTCAAATCTACGGAGCAAACAAAGAAAATATTGCTTCAAGCTACGCCGCACAGCAAGCAGTCGGCCAAGGTGTCTCTGATATTGGACAAGCAACTTCTGGCGCTTTGTCTGGATATAGTAGTGCGCTTGGTAAAATGGGATCAATGCAAGGTGGTGGAATGGGAGGAGCGGGAACTGGGCCAAGAGCAACGCCACTTTACAATCAACAATACACATTTGCAACAAGGGGAGATCAATATGGTCAAGTTGCAGGAGGAAGAGTTTATCAAGGAGGAAATGTAGCTACTGCATCAATGAGTGACAGGCCATTTGCAATTCCAAACGCATATACTGGAAAATAAAATATTATGTCTATCGCAGAACTCATAATGCAGGGAACCAATCGCTCATCGCAATCTACCGCATGGGTTGGAGAATCTTTGGCTAAACTTGGTCAGAATGTAGGTGCAGCATTGGCACAGAAAGAGGCGCAAACCCAAGCTCAAGCTGTGCTACCAGTATTGCAAGCCACATATAAGAGTGCGTTTGATAAAATTGGACAAGGTAATCTGAGTGAGGGATATGGTGAATTGATGAATGCTCAACTCCAATTTGGAGCATCGAACAATCCATTTATCCAAAACATGAATCAGCAGATGGCAGCAATGTCTAAACAATTTGCTGATGATTATCTACGTAAGAGTCAGATTGAAGCATATAAAGATCGTTATGCTGGAGGCGGCGGCGAACCTCAACAATCAGGCGCAGAAATGGCACAGCAAATGGTTTTTGGAGGACAACAAAATACAACTTCCAATATTCCTTTAGCTGAACAACAACAAATAAAACAAGATGCAGCTAATGCGGCTGCAAATGATGTTTTATTACCAGATGAAACTGGGGCCGCTACTCAAACTGGAATGCCTGCAATGCAACCAGATAAAACCCAACTTGATGCAGCTAATGCGGCTGCTCAAGCTACTGACGCAACTCCAGCAAGATATAGTAAAGCAGTTGAGGGAGCTACAATTAACAAGTCTGATAAAGATAATAATTGGCAACCAACTGAAATTGCTGGACTATCAAGTTTCTTCCCGAAAGAAAATATTTCTGATGAAATACGAATTGCACCGATTGGTTCTACTACAGAGTATAGTCAAACATGGTCTGGTGAAACTGATAAACCCGGAGCAAGATTTTCTGGAACAAAGAAGGTTGAAGTTGATGACGCTCTGAACAAGAAGGCTAATGAATATGCTTCTAAATTGCAAGAGTCTGTAAATTTCCTATCTGGAAATGGCCCATCAGAAGAAGACAAAACATGGTCTGATATAGTTCAAGAAGCTGGAGGAGTTGCAAATATTATTCCAGCAACATCTGGCGGTGAAGAGTATTCCATTAAAATTAAAGGAGGTCAAAGTTATCCAATTGATAAAGATACCTTTGATGCTTTTGGTCGAGTAAAAGGATTCCCCGCATTTGCATCAAGAACAGGAATCAAAGCGGTAACTAAAGGAGGGCCAGCAACGGGAGAACTTGCTGGTCGAAAATTTGGTTCAGTAGCAGAAGCTGAAAAAGCAAATCTTGATGCTGGAACAATCATTTATATTTACGATTCTCAAACAAAAAAATATAGAAAAGCCACAGTAAAATCTGACAATCAACAATAAGATAATACCAATGGCTATTGTATTTTTAGACGAGGAAGTTTCCGAGGCTCCGCAAGCACAGAAGCGTAGAATTGTTTTTCTTGATGATAATCAACAAGAAATTCCAACCGAAACAAAAGAACCAGTAGGAACTTCTATTGGTCAAGAAATCTCTCAGCTTCCAGCGGCACTCAAGCAATCGTTTGGTCAACCGCTTGAAGCTATGGGTGAGACGGCGCAAGTTTCTGGATTTCCCGCAGTAGGCACAGCATTGAAGGGTGCAATTCAAGAACCAGAAGGTTATGTTTCCGCTGGTCAAAGATTCATGGAGCCACAAGAAGGTGAGTTTCAAGTTGCTGGTTTCGCTCCTCAGTATGCTCCAAGGGCTATTGCAGAACAGACTGGTCAGATTCTAATGAGCATTGGATCACGCATTGCGGGTGCAGTTGCTGGCGGTGGGCTTGGTGGGTTGATAGGTGGCGGTGGCGGGGCAGTTGCTGGTGCAGCGGCGGGTGCATTTGCAGGGCCAGCATTAACCCAAGCAGCGCAGATCGTGGGGCCAGTTGCTTTAGAACGAGCCAAGAACAATGGTTACACAGAACCAACTGATGAAGACATGGCTTATGCTATTGTCACCGCTGCTGGTTCTGGTTTGCTAAATGCTTTCGGAGCCAAGTATCTTCCGGGTGGAGAGAAGGCAGTTGGTTCATTCTCTAAACGCCTTGCGTCTTCTTTTTTAGGCGAAGGACTTCCAGAAGGAATAGACGCATTGATTCAACAAGTTGGTGAGACTGTAGAAACTAAAAAAGGAATACAGGTTAGTCCTAAGCAAGCAATCGGTGAAGCATTGATTGGTGGTGGCGCAGGCGCAGCGGCTACTATCGTTTCCGCACCATTCACACCAGAGCAAATTGCAGAAGCTAAAATTAACGAGAGTGCAAACAAAGAGGCTGAGAATCTTTTTATCGGTAACGATAATCCTCAAGGCAAAGCAGTGTTGGCAAACAAACAGAAGCTTGAACAAGAAGTTGCTGATGCAAAGCAGGTGTTGCAGGCTATTGAATCAACCGATCCAATCGCACAGAAGCTCAAGTTAGAACTTAAAGAGAAAGAAGCTATTCTTGCCGCTGCACAAGGGCAAGTTGATAGCATAGTAGATTCTAATGAGCCAGTAGTAGAAGCAGAGAAGCAACAGATTGAGTTGGCAAAAGCGATTACTGCACCCGAAGTTGCCGCACCACTCACAGAAGTTTCCGCTATTACGCCTGTTCCTGTAAAGGAAACTGCACCAATGGAGATTGTAAGTCTTGAAGAAGATATACCACTTGGCACGCTCCGTCCACAGCAAGCAGACTTATCTCTACAAGAATTGGATGATAATGCTTTTAATGAAATATACAATCAGCGAGTCAATGAAATTGATAAGATAGAGAAGGATATTGAAAATCCAAAAAGCAGAAATGCAATCTTGCAAAACAGAGCAAAACGCAATGAGTATGCGAAATTGCAAGACCAATATGCTCAAGTAGAATTGGAGCGTTATCGGAGAAATAATAACGATGTTTCAAGCGCAGACTTGTTTCAAGATATGCTCAACTTGGCAGAAGGTCAAAATCAAGAAGGCTGGATAAATACTGAAAACGGACAAAGGTTTTCTATATTGGCGGAAATTATATCTAACAGATCGCCAGAACAAAAATCTGATAAAGCATTGGTTGATTCTTTAATGCAATTACCAGAAATGATAAAAAAAGATAAAGATTTTCAAGAATCATTAAAGGGCAAGATGCAAGATGTCCGTGAAGCAATCCAAAAGGTAAATTTGTTTAAACCATCCGCAGTATCGGAAACGATAACGCCAGCAGAACCCACAGGTATATCCGTAGGCAACCGCATCAAACTTGGTAAGTCACCACAAGCATACATCGTAGAAGAAGCAATCCCACAGACTGAAGCAGAAAAGGCTAATAACGAGCAGTTTTATTCTGTAAAAAGCGAGCGAACAGGAGAGATGCAGGTAGTAGAAGCTAAAGACTTGAAACCCATTAAGAAGATGCCAATTCGCAAAGTTGTTGCAGGGGTAATTCCAACACCTGATGATAAATTGGTTCCAGCAAAAAACATCATTAATGCTGTAATAAAGATGTTTGGAGAAGACTTTGTTGGTGAATATTTGAATCTCATTGATGATGTTAATGAGAAAGGTAAGGCAGGATATGAAATTGGGACTGGAACAATTTACCTAAACAGAGCATATCTTTCAACGGATGACAATATTCGTGACTACATCGCGCATGAACTTGGTCATTATATTCTTGGTGATCCAACAGTTAAATCAGCATTTGAAGAATTTTGGAATAGTTTGCCAGCAAAAGAAAAAGCAAAGTTAGAGCGATTTGTTGAGAATGTTTACAATGATGAAACGGGCGAAGTTCGATTGGAAGAGAAACAAGTTTACGCATTTGTTGCTCGTTTAAATGCTGGAGAAAATAGAAGTGCATTTCAAAGACTACTTGATGCAGTCAAAAAATGGTTGAACGATAATTTTAAAACTAAGTTCAAAATGACTGATCGTGATGCAGCAGCAATACTTGCTGGTGCTGTAGATAGATTTAAGTCTGGCGAATTTCTTGAGCGTCCAGAAGATTTTGGAGTTCGTAAGGCGGCAGTAGAACCAACCCCAATAGAACCAGAAGTAAAAACAATTACGGAAGGATTGGTTCAAGGAATTGATATTGGCAAAGAAAACAATATGCCAATCAACAATAAGATTGAGAGTCATATCAAGAATTTTGCTTTTGTCCGTGGTATTTTTGAATCGGCAAGTGACAGGTTGCGTAGGGCTAAATTCACTAAACTGGCTACAGCTATTGATGATTACTACGATCAAGCTCAACGCCGACTTGGATTCGCAAACAAGATTCTACTGCCAGCATTTGATGAATATTCCAAGCAATCCAAATCAACCAAGAAAAAGATTGATGAAGAAGTCAAAAGGTTTTTTGCAGCACAAGAAAACAAACGAGATACCGCTGAGTTCTTTGATGAACTAAATCCAATCACTCAGAAGATTGTTACCGCTTGGCAAAAGTTTGGTGAAGAATCTGGAAATGAAAACCAAAGGATCGGAATCAAAGTTTTTGATAAAGGGCTACAAAGATGGCGACCAATCGGAAAAGTAGAAAAGTTTTGGCCGCGAGTTTTCAAGCCTGAGTATAAGCGAGCATTGATGGAGCCAGACAAATATCAAAAGGAATACAATGAAATTGTAGATGCCTTGATGAAATCTGGTAGGATTCAAACTCCAGAGGAAGCAGAAGCGTTTATCTCTGACTATCAAGGAACGGGAAGTCAGAATGATTACTTTTCTGGAATTGAAGTTGCCCGTGGACAAGCATTCCCAGAAGAACTTTACGATTACTCTGCCCAAGTAATGACGGATTATGTTGCACGATGGGCACAGCATAGCAGTCGAATCGAACAATTTGGTCAGAAGCTTGGAGAGAACTCAAAAACTCTTTGGGATAGATCAAGAGAATCAACCAGAGATCGGAGAACGATTGACTATATCACAGCGGCACAAGAACGAGTTGAGGGTTACTATCCAAATGATCCAATTGTAAAGGGAATGGCGACTCTAAATATTTGGTCATCTGGACTTCAGCTTGGAAACCCTGCATCATCCATGTTGAACTTCTTTGGTGGAACAACTTTGAATGCGATGGTTGGACAACCAGGGGCACTTTCAAGTTATGTTTCATCTTTTACAGAACTACGCAAACTTGGAAGAGAACTTAAAGATGCGAGAGAAAAAGGTATCGTATCCCGTGACTTGATGAACATAATTGGTGACAATCAAGTTGTTCTTGAGTCAAGTGGAATTGCTAAAGCAGGGCAGAAAACAACTGATTTTTTGTTGAAATGGTCTGGATTCACACCAGTAGAACAAATGGTCAGAACTCAAAGCATGATTATTGGAAAATCATTTTTGAGGAAAACACTTTCCAGTCTATCTAAGAACCCTGATAGTTCATTTTCTAAACGAGCATTAACATGGTTGAACCGAAACAACATTGATGCTGATAAGCTAATCGTTGAGCGGGGCACTGGCCCAGAAACTGACAAACTACTTCGTTACTTTGCCAACATCTCGCAAGGAAGCTACACGATTGCTCAAACTCCAATCTTTACAGATACTCCTATTGGAAGGTTCTTGTTTAAGTATCAGAAGTTCTCAACTCAAGTCATGCGTCAAAGCTGGAAGAATACATTTGAGCCAGCTTGGAAAGCAGTAACCAACAAGAATGAAACCTTTCAACTTCCCGATCCAACTCGACAATTACTATATCGTTTGAGGTTGGCTGAAGCAAAAGAGCTTGGTGACAATCGTAAGATTACACTGGATGAGATACCTAAGAAGGTAACAAAAGCCGAAGGTAAGGCACTCACAATCATTCCTGTGATGATGTGGCTTGCTTCTGCTTATGTTGGTGGTGAAGTAATCCTTCGTATGCGCGATATGCTTTTCGGTGTGCTGATGAAGGGGCCAAGTTACGAAGATATTATCAGGGCATTTGAAGATGACGAGGATGACGATGAACTCTATCTGTCCCTTGAACGCGCATGGTATAATCTGATTGGTATGGGTGCGCTTGGACTCATAGGAAATTATGGTCAATTCTTCATGGACTGGCAGGATCGTGAACGAGTAAAAAATCCCCTTGATCCTCCAGCTCTCAGTATCTTCAAAGAAACCGCAACACTTATTCAGAATGCCGCAGACCAAGGTAAGATTACACTTGGAGATATTAACAACTACCTTAACAGAACATTCTCTGGATACAGGGTTGCTCAACGCTTGTATCAAACCGCTGCGAGTGGATTGGGATATTCAAAAGCCCCAACCGTAGCAGAAGAAATGTTCAGAAGAGAGGTTGCTTCGATCAATAAGTATGCTCGCAGGTGGGCTGAAAGTGCAGGTTTGGAATACAGGACTAAGCGACCAATGGATATTGCCCCCGGTAAAATGACACCAATCAATCGAGAGATTGCAAGTTATCTCCAGCGTGGTGAACCGGGAGCAGCGGTGGCGTATGCAAAAGAGTATTTGAATTCCCTTCCAAAAAAGGAACGAGCAAACGCAATTCAAAGTATGCAATCGGGCGCAAGGAATCGTCAACCATTGCGACTTGGAAGTGGGCCAATGGATCAAGCGGAGAAAACAGCATTTAAGAAATGGCTCAAAGAAAAAGTGAGCAAAGAAAAATTTGATGAGATTCAGAAGCTCGAAAGCCAATATCAAAAGAACTACAATATATTTTTGAACAAGCTTCCGAATAAATAAGGTTGACATCCGCAGAGGCTCATGTAATCTACCCCCGCAGCTTGTTGCTGTTGTTTCGTGTTATTCATTAGGGAACGCACCTTGGAGAAATCTGGGGTGCGTTTTCTGTTTATCGTTACCGATAAAAAATAACTACAAAAAAATGTTGACACGATAATCGCAGAATGTAGATTGGCCTTGTGAACGGCACAACATCCGTCCATAAAACTCTAATGAAAGATAAACCTACACCTACAAGAACAACCGCTCCAAGTGAGCTTCAAAAAGAAATCTACCTTCGCCTGATTACCGCTACAGCAGCGGATGGCAAGTTCGACCTCGGCAATCTGACCAGTGCAGCAACTCTGGTTAAAACTGGCGATCACCTTCGCGGTGTATCGGAAATTCTGGCAGCTTCGTTTGAAGAGAAACTTCCAGCAGTTACCGAATAATGAGTCTCGCTTGTAACGATGGGGAAGAAGAACCCTACGATCTTAGCGGTGAGATTGAGGAAGAGAGAGAGGAAGACTTTCTCTATGCTTGCGCTCGCCGCGATATGCAGGATGGCATAGACCCTAATCCGAGAAATTATGACGATAACGAATAACCACGATTTGCCTGCCCCAATGTTTCGCGCCTTGTCCCATGATGGGTATATGGCAGGACAAAGGAAGGCGGACATCTCGGTGACTACTCTAATCGGGCCACCGAAAATCAACCAACTCAAGAAACGTTACTCCGACCAAATCGTGGAAGACGCATCCGATAGGGTGTGGGCATTACTCGGTCAGTCAGTTCACAAGGTTCTTGAATTGGCAGGCGGTGAAGAAGAGATGACTGAGAAGCGTCTTTATAAAGAGATCAATGGTTGGACTCTCACAGGTCAGACCGACTTGTATGAGACAGGCAACCAAACTATCTCAGACTTCAAAGTAACCTCGGTATTCTCATTCCTTCTCGGAGGGAAATTTGAGTGGGAGACGCAAATTAATTTGAACGCAATGCTTTGGAGAGAGTATGGTTATCAAGTTAAGAAAGGTCAGATCGTCGCCATCCTTCGTGACTGGCAGGCGAGTAAGGCTGAGTTTGACAAAGAGTATCCCCAGTGTGCAGTCCACATCGTTGACATTCCACTCTGGGATAACTGCGAAGTAATCCGATACGCTGCTGAGAGAATCAAACTGCACCAAGCAGCGGCGGTGATGCCAGACGATACCATTTCTATCTGTGAACCAAAGGAAAGATGGGCAAAACCAGATACCTTTGCGATCAAGAAGGACGGGAACAAACGAGCAGCAAAAGTGTGCGAGACATTTGAGGAAGCGCAAAACTTACTTCCTACCTATGGCGCGAAACACTCAATCGAAAAACGAAACGGAGGGGATATTCGTTGCGAGCGTTATTGCTCAGTAGCACCCTTCTGCAACTATTATAAATCAACATACAAATCAAATGAGTAACCAATTAGAAGGAATCGAACAGAAAGATATCATCAAGCGAGTGACTGGCAAGGTCACTAAATTGTGGGAACCAAAGACATTTACTGGCCCGAAAGGTGAGTTCGTGATCCAAGGTGGAGACATTGAGATTGACGGGCAAACCTATGGACTCAAGTTCTTCAACAATAATCAAGAGCAATCATTGAAGGGAAATGTAGTAACGCTCTCTTCAATCCGAGGCAAGCATGGCATGACAGGTGTGTCACTTGAGCATGAAACCTACGATGGTAAGAACGGGAAAGTTGATCGTGACATCATCAAGGTAACGGCTACAGGTAAAGTTGAGTTCCAAAATCAAAACGAGGAACCTCCCCGTGTTGCATCTACACCCAAGGTTATCGTTTCCGATAATCCAGAGCAGGCACTCGATCAAATTGTAGAGACTCACCTCTATATCGACTCCTTGGTTCGCATGGCCTATCTTGGAAAGGTGACAGATGAGGAGACTCTTCGGGCATATGTCTCGTCGGTTTTCATCGAAGCCAACCGCAAGGGAATCTCTATCTCTAAGTCAGAACCAAAGTCTGAACCTAAAGTGGAGGAACCAAAAGCAGAACTTGATCCTAAAGATTGGGCATCTGCTATCGTTCCAAGTGGATCACAGAAGGATAAGAAGCTTGGAGAGATTGGAAAGCCTGCACTCACTAAACTCTACCAGTATTACTTGGAGAAGGGATTCACAACTCCATTCGCTAAGTGCGTAGAGCAAGCCGCGATAGACTTCAACCTCGATGCTCCTATTGAAGAAGACGTAGACGAGATTCCATATTGATTCTGTTCTCCCCAGAACACCTAACCTAATAACACTAAAATGAAAAAGAAAGAATTAGAACTATTCAGTCCAACTCAAGAGGGCGTTCTTGTCCCTCTGTCAAAATACCTCACTCAGATGGGTGAGTATGTCAAAACCGAATGGCCGGGCATCAACATTACCGAAACCCATATCAAAAAAGCATGGGCGAAACTCAAGAAGAACGAATACCTTGAGGATGATGCACCAGATGAGATGCTGGAGATGTATGAGAGGATGAGTGCTGACTTGGAAATGGCAGAGGAAATGGAAGAAGAACGCTTGAGTGAACCAGTAGTCGAAGCGAAGGTTGAACTGACTGAAGATGAGCCAATCGAAGAGCCAGTCAATGAATCCCTCTCCCTTGTGGAGAGTGTTAAGAATGGATTGGAACTCTCTTCCTTCACCAAGAAGTTTGACATTGGCGCGGGAATGACTCAGTGCGTTCCCAAAGGTGAAGTAGATATGAAAGACTGGGTGGCAGCATTTGCCTTCGGTCTTACTCTGGAAAGCGGAGCGCAATGGATCATTGGCGATTCAGTAGTAGCCCTGGAGGCAGCTGGACATGATGATGTAGTCAACCAACTCTGTTCTAATTTTAAGAAAAGTTACCCTACCGTGTCAGGTTATGCTCGCGCTTGCAAAGCCTTCCCCGCTGTTAAACGTGATCCAATGCTTCCGTTTACAGTCTATCGAGAGATTGGAAATGCTAACTTCGGAGATGAGAAGACCAACGCTAAAAAGCAGAGTGAGCTTCTTGAGGCCGCGAAGAACGAGAAGCTATCCTCAACTGAGGTTAGAAACCGAGTGCGTAGTGAGCAAGGTAAGGACGATAAACCAGCAACTCATCGCTTCCTTCTCCTCAATGTTGGTAACTTCTCTAACTCAGAAGTCCTCCGCAATATGCCAGACGAAGTGCAAGAACACCAACTCTTGATCGATCTTGGCGACAAGTCATGGTTTGATCCAGCAGAGAACGCATGGTTGAGATTCTTGAAAGAACAATAATTTATGTCAGAACAAACACCACAAAACGAAACCTCGAAATCAATTCTGGAAGCTTTTAGTTTTCATAAATGCGATGACGAGACACTAAACGAACGAGTCCATGCAATGGCAAGCCTGTTGCATACGGCATCAATGATGGTAATTAAATCAGAATCCCGTAAGGGTGAAGGATTTGAAGCCATCAAGCACATGGAATTGGCGTTTTTTTATTACCGCGAGTCCCAATTCCGCAAGCGATTCGATAAGGAAGAGGAGAAAGAGGAGGCTCCACGGATTATCAGCTAAAGTATCGGAAACGATAAAAAAAGTATTTGACATTGGTCTTTGCTCTGTTAGATTCCTCGTATCCAATACGAGTTCTTGCGGACTTTGGAGATCAATTTTGAGTCAATAAAATGGGTCTGTTGTAGTCCGCAAGCTACGACAGGCCCAATTTTTTTGCCACCGTTGGATGCAGCGGGTATTTACTTGGTATGAAGCTTACGCAGTTCCCCAGAGTAACCCGTGTTAGTATGCTGTATCGGTAAGCGAAATATGACCGAGAACATGGTGACGAAACTTTGGTTGCACTCACTATAACACGCACGGGGTCGGAATGATGTAGCCATGCCACCTGACCCGCTCAAGCGAAAGCTTGGGATACACGCAACCGAAAGGTTGGCGAAGGCGTTGTTGAGGCTGAATATGGAGTGTTAGTGCGGGCCGATAAAAACAACAACGTAAATGTCGAAAGAACTATACTGTGATTCCTATACGGAAGTAGACTCAGACACTTATTCCTCACAACAGGCGAAGTGTCTCTGCACTGCCAGTTCAAACCTTCCAGAAGCAGTGTAAGATTCGGGGAAAAAAGAAAAAATATTTTAAAATAAAAAACAAAAAAAACCAGAAAGGAATTTTTTCCAATCTGGTTTTTAAGTTTGAGTGAAACTAATTTTAGATTAGTTTTTCTTCATCTTTTGGAAGTAGTGAAATGGTTGGATCGCATTCACCGTCCGCTAAAACATCAAGTCGCTTTAGTTTAACATCCAGCTTCTCACAGATATTTTCTTCGATAGGAACACCCGCTGCGTATACCAAAAACTGGATTGATTTCGTTTTTCCGCCTGACCTATGCACCCGACCCAATACCTGCTTGGTGTCGTAAATGCTTGGGCTGGGCATTATTAGAGAAACGCGCGAGTGATTGCCATTAAGATCGTGTAGGTTTAATCCTTCACGACACGCTTGAATTTGTCCAATGATGACTCGGCTTTTATCATTCTGGAACGAGTCAATTTTGCCTCGGCGTTCCATGTCAGACTGACCACCATAGATAGCGCAATCGGTTTTCAACTCTTCCATCAACCATTGGCGACTCTCGGTGTAGTTGACTGCAATGAAAATACTATGACCTTCTTCCAGCAAATCGCGTGTCATTGCTGCTACAGCGGGAGCTTTTAACATTTCAATTCTTTGGCGAGCGCGAGTCTGTTCTGCCAAAACATTGGCTGAGAAGTTTTCCTGCATACGAAGTTCCTCAATGCGGTTGCAAAGGTCATCATATTCGTTGGCGATCTTCTTGGCATTATCCATATCGAAGGCTTTTGCCTTAATCAGAGTCTCAGGGAATGCGTCACCGAGATCAGAGTGTCTAAGCCGATTGCCTCGTTCTGGGTAGATACGAGAGTGCAACTTCTTTAGGACTGAATGCCCACCTGTGAACTGCATTCCAAATCGGGTCTTCCTGCATCCGTTCTGACTGAGGAATCGGAAGTAATCTTTGCCTCCTTGGTGTAGACCGAGGAACTGACCTAAAGCCCACAATTTGGTAGGATCATCTGCAATGGTAGCAGATAGAGCAATGGCAGGGATGTTCTGATTGACTGAATCTCGAACGAGATAGGCGTTTTGGGTGGCTTCACCTTTGCCTCTGTGAACCTCATCAAATACCAGAAGGACATCAGCGGGTAGCATAAAGCGGAATTCTTTCTTCTTGTCGTCTGTCCAACGGCCAAGCTGACTCTTGCCTGTCTTTGTCCATTCCCATCCGCATATCTCAAAGACCTCAACGCCCATCATCTTCGCGGCACGATGCCAATCTGTAGTAATGGGTTTCGGACAGATTACCGCAATACGTTTGCCTAACTCTCTGGCAATACCTAATGCACAGAATGTTTTACCTACGCCAGTGGAGTGACCGAGAAGAGCGCGATTGTATTTATTCATCGAGGCAACGCCCATCTGCACCGAGGTAATCTGATACTCTAACAAACCTTCGGGGTGAAGTAGAGGAACTAAATCTAATTCTTGAATAGCTTCTTGCTGAGTATCGGTAACGATAATCTGCTTAAACTTCAGATCATCGCCAGACCACCAAGTTAGTTGCCACTCATCGCGGAACTTGCCAAGCTGAATGCCAGCGTCACCCATCTGCTTCCTGAATAGCTCTTTATCTTCGCCATAGACTTTCCAAAAGGCTTGCTCAATGGGTGCTTTCTTTAGCAAGCGAACGCCTCGTTTAGTGTTTAGTTGAATGGGTTGCGACCACTCAACTGTTGCCATGAGGTCATTGATATTCATGGGTTCCTCCTCGCTCTATCTAAAGCTGCGCGGCATTGCATCATCAGGAGAGTATCGCCATCTCCGTAGCAATCCAAGACTGCTTCCAATGCTTCCATTAACTCCCGCTTCACTGACTCGCCAGAGAGTGGAGTGTTCTTGATACGGAATACTGGCTTCTGTTTGTGTAGGGTAAATGTTCTCATTTTTTTGTAGGGTAAACGGTGGATTGAATTTTTGGGCCTTTGGATTGTTTGGCGGCAGCATTCCAGAGTCGAATATAGGCTTCTGGAGGTAGGCAGGTGGATTCTGTTTTTGTGATGTTTGGTGTTATTTTCATTTTAGGTTTGGTTGTGTTGTGGAGGGAAATTTATTTGACAATCTATCAGGGTTTTGACAATATAAAAATATGAACAAAACGCCAGAAACGCCAGTCGAAAAGTTAGGCCGTGGAAAGGGTCGGAAAAAATGGGACATGGAAAAGATTGAAACCTTATTCATGGGTGGGGCTGAGATGTCGGACATTCTCAAGCTTCCTGAGTTCGCGCAAATGTCGCGCTTTTATCTCAAAAATTGCATGGTCAAAAACAAGTGGATTGAGAAGCGAAAGAGATTGAGAGAACAAGTGGCGAATGTGGTTGCGCCTAAGCTTGAAGACTTGATGGTAGTGGAAACCGCTAACCATTACACCTTTATGCTGCGCGAGATTGCGGCGGAGAGAAAACAGATTGAGGAGAGACACAAAACGGGGAACATCAAAGAACAATCTCAACGTCTGGATGTCCTCGCGGAATACGAGAAACTGGCAACGAGGGCATTGGGACTGGATGAGAATAATATGCACGATAAGAAAGGCTTAAGCGTAAATGCGATGATAAATCTTCATGTGACAGGCCCAACGAAAGCCGATAAGATTGAAATTGTATCCGCTGAATATGTCCGTGGAGCGGAGGACTTGGAAAACGAATCGGAATTGGCAACCATAGTCGAAAGCGGGGAAGGTTAGAACTAACCCCGCATTTGTGAAATCATTTCCAGATTGGCCCCAAGGATTCCAGAAACCGATACATAGGCTTATGTGGAGGGATAATGCAGACCCTTCCATCTTTGCGAATCCATTCGCAATCTGTCATATTTCCTTCTGAGTCATACCACGCCGAGCATTTTCCCGTAAACTTGCCTTTGATCTTGTGGAGTGCGAATGACCCCGGCGAGAAAATACCACCGGGAAAAATTAGCTTCTGAATCATTTTACCCTCCCTTCTGCTTTGGCGATTGCGGAGAGTGCCATTTTCAAAGGAGCATCTGAACCAGTCAAACGTTCGCCCTCAATTGCGATATAATCGGCCAATAGAAAGCGCAATGCTTCCAGCAAATCCGGTGCGGAGGAGATTAAACGAGCGGCAGAGGGATCATATGTTGTCGCGTAGTGCGTCCCTTGTGAAGTAATGACAATAAGCTTATCATCATTGTGTATTATTCCAAGAGGGAACTGGCGATTGTGGAGTGTGTTATTCATTAGTTGGTTTTTGTGTTGTGTTGGTGTTATGGAGGGGAAAATTATCGGAAACGATCATGCCTCTTGTGGAGCGCGAAGATTGAAAATGGTGCATAGGGTGCGGAAAGATAGGAAAAGCGCGGCAGAAGGCAAATATGAGCAGGCATGGATTGAACATCGCCCGCACAGTGGAGAGGATTAAACTAATTTTTTGAGTAAATCGTCAATGTCATGCCATTCGCTTTTCCAGAATTGAAAGTCATTCCATGTGGAATCGCCAGACGTGCAGGATTTGATCTTTCGATCTAAAACAATCCATCGCTTTTCTAACAGATCAATAAATTCAAACTGTGAGAGGTTGCCTAAGTCATAAAGTGAGGTTATTTCTAAGTAATTCATAGGATTTGAAATATCAGGATTGCGCCAAGCGTGGAGAGGATAAGCAAAAGGCTAAAGAAGCGGGACTTTGCTTTGTTGTATTGAAGAGAAGAGGATAATTTATTCATAAAATAAGAAGGAAAGCGGCGAAGGGTTGAACTTGCCGCGATTAGATTAGAATGAGGAAACAATGATTCCGCCGTTGAATTCGATCAATTGACCGTGTTCTTGAATGTAATCGCGGATTTTAGAATCAACGTCGTCATCGTCATTCTCTTCCGTTTCATCGAATCCCAGTTCCTCCAGAGCATTAGAGAAATAATCATTCGCCCAGTCTAAAAGGCTGGCATATTCGGAGAAGTCGCAACGAATCGCGCACACGTCCAACTCTAACTGTTCCCCCGTGCTCTCTTCGTATTCTTCCAAGTGTTCAGCAAGGGCAAGTGAGCCATTATAAGACCAACGGGCGCAAGTGTCGTTTTTGAGTGCATCCGCAATTTGGTATGTGTTCAGTGTCATTTTCATTTTTGGGTTTTTTCTAATTGTTGTATTTTGAGTTGAAGCGCGTGAATCTTTTTTGCATCGGTCATAGACGCAAGTTTGATCTTCAGCGCATAGAGTTGTCTATTCACAGGATTCAAAGTCGGCATTCACGCAGGATTCACAATACCCGCCTTCATTCAAATCGCGCACAGGATACTTTACTCGGCACTCCGTGCATTTGATTTCAAAGCCAGAAATGCGAGGGTCAATGCACATGGAAGCGATTCCAATTGGAATCAACCCCTCATCAACACAAAGGAAACGATCTCCCGTTGTCTTATGTGTCACGGCTTTTATTGTCATGCTGTATTTCTGTGTCATGCCTTTTGAGGTCATAGCGTATTTGTATGTCATAGGGTTTTTCTATTTGTGAATGCTCGAAAGCATCCAAGGTTTGTATTGTTTCGACACTGACAATCAGCCAGTGCGAAAAGTTTTTTTATCTCAAAGATCATTCGTTGATTCACCCGCAAACCTGCTACACAAGCGGCATAGCGGACGCAACAGAGATAAAGATACTACATCTTGTATTTTTGGCAATGCCTAATTTGATTTTTTTTCAGGCAGCATAAGCAAATCTTGTGCCATCGCTCTATCGCTACACAACGATACTTGCCATATCAGATATGGAATAAGACAAGGCAATGAACATATCAAAGAATCAAGATATGAAGATATGACAAGCAAAGCAGGGAACATATAAACATATCAAGATATGATGATATGAGAGACAATATCGATATATCGCTATATAACGATATAACGATTCATCGATGTATCCAGAGTATGGGAATTTATCGGTGTCACGATAACGAGAAAAGCGATGTCTCGCCATATACAGAAAAGCTTATTGCGCGAATGTCACAGTAAATCAAAATCACTCTTCTGGCTATTCTCTCAAATAGCGATTGCCATTTTCCAGCGTCCCAATCAAACAGCGATTGCACCCAATTTCTCCCCATGTCATCACACCGCTCGTTCAATTCAAACGCATCCTACGCCAACGTAGCGCAAAGATTATTGCAACTGACTTGCATTATACCATGATCCTTGTTGAGATTGATAACATCACATAATGACATAGCGTCGATAGTCGCGGCATTCGTTGTCTCAATAAGCAAAGCAACGCATCACTCGATCATGCTGCACGCCGCACGCTGGCCATGCTTCACTATACTATGAGCATAGCACAGCGCACAGCATAGGCAGGCCGTGAGCCTAAGGAATCTCTTTTTTCTGTGAGGCTCGACCCCGCCCGCCCCCTGCCCCATGCACCCATGCGCGACAACTCCCAATGCGGAAAACCCCTCTCCACAGAAAAACTGCCTTTTTGTATGTCAATAGAAATCTATTAACAGATGTTCACATATGCTGGAGTCTACTTGGTTATCGTTAACGATAATTAGAGTTCTCTATTTTTGAGTGGCATAATAGTCGATGTGAAGGTTAGCCATACCCTTTGTCTGTTTCCCTTGGTATCGTTTATTTCTCCAAGATTGAACATCCTGTCCTTGTGTTCATCTTCAGATTTGAATTTATCTACTGTATCTTTGATTAGTTGGAGTATTTCTTGTTCTCGGTTCATATTATTAGTAATGAGAGTTCCTGTTTTATGTGGTTACAGGAATGGTGTTCACTTTAACCAGATAAACCCCGCCAAGAGTTATCCGCCACAATACCACGTTATTGCATCTCAAATTATTTCTTGGTTATCATCTCTATGATGAAGCAGGCTACTATGATCGACCAAGCGAGAATGAGGGCCATGATTTGGTCTGTCATATACCGAGTATCTTTGCTCCGTCTGGGTAGGTTCCGCGATAGATTTCCTCTTGCCCCTTTTTCACTACGAAAAAGGATGGTTTTGTTGAGTGATCCCAGTGTGAGGAGAGTTTTTCTTTTGTAAATTGGATTAGTGTGACTCCCATTTTTTCTGCTATTTCCAGTGCTATAGGATCGGTTTGGTAGATATCTTTGTAGAGGACTCTCTTTATCTTATAGGTGGCTATGGCCTTTAGGCAGTCTCTACATGGCAGGGTGGTGCAGACCAGTGTCTTTCCTTCTCCGGGTTGAGTATACCTGAGTGCGTTCTGTTCCGCATGGACTACGAATTTTGATCTCTCTTCTCTGGATGACCAGTCTTCTTCTACACCTTGAGGGAACCCATTATATCCTACTGAGGCTATAGAGTTGTCTTCTCTAAGGATTACTGCTCCTACCTTCCTCCACGGGTCTTTACTCTTCTTAGCCACTACCTCTGCTATACTCATTGCGTATTCATCCCAATTCATACATTCCCCTCCTTTATATGTGCGACAAATTGATTTTTTTTTGGGTTCTCCCTACTGAGTATTTTCAATTTCCCTACGTATGTGTGCGACATTTTTTTATGCTTTTCCAAAGACTTGCGAGATTTTTCATCCCAGTTCACAAAAGTAGTTTTTCTATTTTACGCATTAGTTCTATAGATGGCTTCCTTGCGCCGCGCTCCAAGTCACAATAGAATCCTATACTTATATCCAATGATTCGCATAGTTGTCTAATTGTTATCTTTTTTTCTTTTCTACCTTTTTTCATTTGTTCCCCAAATGCTGGTAGAATATTTAGAATATGGTTTTTTAAATATTCTAACTCAAGCTGACTTGTTAATAGTTCGTGAAAAATATTCATAGGTTATCGTTACCGATACTCATAGGTTAAGTAACATCTTTTTTGCCCATGTGGGCGTGTCTTCATCTACTTTGATTGTCCACTCTCCTGTATCCGCTTTAGTCATGGACAGGGCTTTGATTACTTTCTTGAAGTTAACTTGCTTGGAGTCTACAATTACTTCTTTAGTTGAGAACCTTTCTCCGCAGGCGCAAAGTCTCCTTCTTACTACATTGCCATCTTTCTTTCTGCTATTGATGACCTGAGTAAGTGAGTCACATTTTGGACAAATCATTTAGTTTTTTTTACTTTTCCGCAAAGATTGTATTGTTTAATACCTCGCTTTTTGAAGAAGTCTTCGCAAGCTCTACTAATTTGTTTTGAGTTTAATGGATACTTCCATCCTACTCTGGCATCGTCACCCTTGACATTACCTTCCATTTCTTTTCCGTTAACTTTCATTTCATTGACTTGCTTCCCTTGCATTTCCATTTGCGGCGTGAAAGTCGGTTTGGACTGTTAGGGTCGGACTTCCAATCGCCTTTGATCTTAGCTGAACGGGCACAGTAGGCATCTGCTTTTTTTGTGAGTGGCTGAATACGATCCTTACCATCTTTAGTTTTACCTGCTTGACCATACTTAACCGTCTTAGTCCTGCCAGTCTTTGGGTTCTTAACTATTTTCGTGAATCGCTTTTCCATAAACTATACTAACTTTGTTATAATTAGGATTTCTTGCCGCGCTTACGTTCCATGTTCTTCATGGCTTTAGACTCCATTTTTTCGTGCATTTTTTTGCTGCAACTTTTGTCTTTCTTACAACATTTTTTCCCGTTTTCTTTTTTCATTTTTTCTTTGCTGTTTTTGCTGATTGTTTAAATGCTTTTGCAGTTGGTGCGCCTTTGCTGCCAACCTTCCTCATCTTCTCACCGCTTCCCGCAGCGATGCGTTTTTTCTTTGCTGCGATATTTGCGTAGAGTCCAGTTTTCATTTTTTCTTTTTAGACATTCCTGCTTGTGAAAGTGCGATTGCTACGGCTTGTTTACGGCTCTTAGCCATTGGTGCTTTCTTTGGGCCTTTGGGGTTGATGCCAGCTTTCAGTTTGCCAGCCTTGTATTCTTTCATTACCTTAGCCACCTTTGCGGCCTTACCTACTTTAGTTGTTGGTTTCATAATCCATCAATTCCATCCCTGAGAAGTTTAAAGAACAAGTCGGCAGGGATTGTTACCTTCCAGTTCTTATTGTTTTTTTTGTGAGCCACTGCCCAAGCAATGCCATTAGCATCTCGCTCGGCCTGTTCGCAAGCTTTATCTAAATTCAAATTCTGAACACACTTTACTTCAAAGTGGAGTTTACCTTTTAGTTCTTCACATACCACATCTGGCGAGTCTTGTCCTCCTGCAAATTGCTGACCTCGTTTAGCTGTGTAACCTTCTGCACGGAGTTGATCCCTCCACTGCCTCTCGCCTCTTGCTCCTTTAGCTCTTGAGTTTATCATAGTGTTTAAAGTTCCCAACTTATTGGAAGTAAATCGTGTCGTTCTCTATAATCATCAATTTGTTTCCTCGCCTCGTCGCGTTCGCGTTCCATACCGCGAGCGAATTTTGCAAAGACTACAGCGTTTGCCCGGTCAGTTTCAATCCAAGCCTCCGCATCCGTCTCTGGTGTAGGTCTGCTCATTTTGTTTCTTCCCATCCAGCGGCCTTGCGCCAGCGGTTTGTTGTTTCTTCGTCAACGTGAGGTAAAAAAGCATCTCCAGATTGCCACATCTCCCAAAACACCTCCCGCACCTCGTCGCGTTCTTGTTTAAGACGTGTTATCACTTTCATTGCAAGATCGCGTTGGTCTTGCATATTATCCAAATCAACAAGAGCCTGAGCAAGTTTCTGGCGAAGTTCTACGGCAGCGTTGATTTCATCCGTGCCGTATTCTTTTATTTCTCTCAAATGCTCCCGCGCCTCGTCGCGCTCTGCTCTTGCGTCTAAAATTAAACCAGCATTCGTCATGGCTTTGTTATAATATTCGTCTCGTTGACGCTCAAGTCGGCGGCAAGTCTCACGCAATACTGGTGACCAATCGCCACCAGATGCAATTACTGCAGCTTCAGTTTCTGGTGTGTCGTTCATGGCAGCATATTGTCAATATCTTGTATCTCTGTCAATATTTTTGTTTCAGAAAAATACTGATTCATGATTTTTACTCCTTCATTGTGATAGTTCTCTGCAATGCAATACCTTTCCTTGTCTTGAGATTCCCAAATTGTGTTAGCCGCCTCCAAATATTTCAACGCTTTTCCATATGCTTGGTCAGTTGTCATCAATAAACCTCCTCAAGTTTTGAAATATCTCCACGCATGATGATTTCTGTGGTGTAATTCCTCGCGCCACGGCGGTTTTTCTTCACCGTGAGCCTACTTTTCTCCTTGATATGCTCAATATACACTACTTGGTCAGAGTGCATTCCAATTGCCCGTGATTCACGCAGTCTTCCCTCGTCATTTAGCTGTGAAGCAGTCAAAACAATCACATTATTCTTCAGTGCTACCAGTTTTAAACGCCTTGCAATCTCGGATAACTGCCCTTCTCTGCTTTCTACACCATCAAATGAGATAATTTGCAGGTAATCTACGACAATAATATCTGCCCGATTTTCCCCTGTGTATCGGTTGATATTGGCCTCAATCTCGTCAATTTCAGCTATGCCGTCCACGATTTCAAGGGGCAACTGGTGTAATTTCAACAATGCGGCACTGATTTTGGCGAGTTCATCTTTGTTTACTGTCTTGTATTCTTCTGGTTCTCTCACTGGATAGCCTGCGATATTACAAGCCATGCGAGTTAGGATGTCTTTAGCTTTCATTTCAAGGCTGAAGAACAGAACTGACTTGCCATCCAAGAGATTTGCAAGTGCAGCTTGGACGAGGTAGATGGATTTACCACCACCAGTCTCTGAAGCTACTGTCATCATCTCTCCTTTGTGCATCCCACCCTTGAGCGCACGATCCAGTTTTATTAATCCAGTAGGATAGACTTCTTCTTTTACCTTTCCTTCCATCTCATCAATGATTTCGATGATTAGGTCTTTAACTGGTTTCACTTTGTTCGTCCGATCCTCGGCGCACTTCATTATCGTTTCCGATAATTCCTTTAGATTTGCTTTACCTGTCCGTAGATTTGGCTCTTCCTTCTCCATCAAAGTAATTACATCTCGGTAGGATTTGGTGCGATGTAGATGCTTGCGGTAATCGTCTGCCATGTCCTGACAAACCTTTCCAGATGCTACGTTCATCGTGGATAGAATCTGATGGACTCCATCTTCACCACCAGCCGCTTCGAGATTGCTGGTAGCTTCCAACTCAGCAATGGCTGAGAACGGGCAGCAAACTCCTGTCCGCTGGTGAACCCCTTGGAGGGCATCAAAGACGAGCCTGTTGGCGTTTATGGCGAAATAACCACTATCCCATGTTTGTTGGGAAAGTATGTTTCTGTCGATTGCGATTAATGAGAGTGCTGCCGCTTCACTCTTTCGTGCTATTGGGACTTTTTTCATTAGGGTTTAAAAGTTGGAGAATCGTTCTGGTTAGAATGTATTGTTGTTAAAGAAAGCTGTTTGACTTTCGCTTTCCTTATGGGCGCGAGCCTTGTCTATTTCGCCTGCCCAGTTGTTGAGGAGGGTTTCCATTGAACGGCGGGTGTAAACATCTTTTTCGTTTCGTTTGGAATAAAAGTTTTCGAGTAACTTCCAGTCTTCTTCGCAGGTATCGAGGTTTGGTTTAGCTGCCTTTATTTCTTTTGGTGTCCAGTTCGTAGCATCGCGTCTTCCGAGAAGTCGGTTTGCTCGTTGTTGAAAAGTTAAGAGATTAAGAGATAATTCTCCTTTAGTATCTCTACTATTATCTACCTTAGTATCTATGTTCACCTGTGGGTTGACTCTGACTTCACCAGCAGGTTGACTCTGATTGCACTTGGGGGTTGAGTCAGACTTCACCTGTGAGTGAACTCTGACTTCACTTGTGGGTGAAGTCCCGCTTGGTAAAACAGCGAGAATTTTCCTACTTCTTCCATCGTAAGAAATTTGTTTAATCATCTTCAATGACCTCAATTTTGAAATCATGTTTGACATACTTGATTCCGTGCTATGAAACATTTTTGCAAGATAACCATTACTTGCAAAGCATGGTTTCTCTTCAGTTCCAAGAGAACTGATTTCTGCCCACAAACATTTCTCCATCCACGATAGCGATTGAGATTCCCATATCTCTACTGGAACCCATACTCCGCGAAATACCCTTTCGTTCTTTTCGCTCATAATTCAATTCCCTCCCCATAAACATCGTTAATATAATTGATGTTGCAGAATATTTTTACTTCATCGCAATTATTTTCACAGTAGATAAGGTCAAGCGATGCTAAAAAATCCAATGCACACTCTATACGATATTTTGATACATCAAAAACAAAGGCCAAATATTCTTTGTCATTCACGCACCCTCTATCCCAATTTTCGATGTATGCTAATAATGTTCGTTGCAGAGGATTCAATCCTTTAATACGCATTACTTTTCGTTTAATTATTATCCCGTTCTTTGTCCTTATTGGACAATCGTCATATTTTTTCATTTTAGAAAAAGGCGACCCCTTGTGACACTGGAAAAGTGCGGCAACAGACGCGAAGGAGTGGCAATGCCACAAGGGATCATATATTGTTATGTTAATTTACTGACTTTTCATTCACTTCGGCTCCTACCCCGAAGGTGCAATTTCTCGCACAACTGAAAACTACTATAGGTTGTATTCCATGTCAAGCATCTTTTTTTATCGGTAACGATAATTTCTACAATTCTACATCTACAGACTCAATATCACCCTGCGACCAAGCATACATCTTATCGTTCATCAGTTCCCAAATCTCATCAGCGTCTTGCTCAGTCTCGCACTTGAATATGCAACGCCGCTCGCCAATACCCTCATCGGTTACTACAAAATCAGCCTTATAGACTGTAGCTCCACCAGTCGATACTGCGGCGAGAATAGCAATGTTGTTTGGTTTGATAGCCATTGAGCAAATACCATCATTAGACTCATAGGTAGCCATGAAGGAAGTGCGGCTGGCCGTAGAGAGGGCCATGTTGGAAATTAATACAGTCTTCCTGACACTTGCCAGTAAGTCTTGAAGCTTGGTATCTAAATCTTTATTAGAATTTTCTTTATTCATCGGTAACAAATATATCAAAAAAGTATTGACTTGTCAATAGTCTTGGTTTACTTTGATCCAAATGAAACATCCATTAGAAGATGCTTATGACGCTTGCGCGACTGCCTACGAGCAATCACGCATGGTTCGTTCTATTGGACGAAAGACTTTTGCAAACCAACTTCGTGAAACAAGGAGAACGCTTAAACTGACTGTTAGAGAACTTGGAGACAAGATCGGCGTGACTGGATCGTTGATTAACCAGATCGAAGTAAACTCCAAGAGCATTCTTAAAAAAGAACAGGTAGATAAAATCATTTCCCTATGCACGTCTTTCTCGAAATTCAAGAAGGTAAATACTACCTCAGAGTCAGCCCCTACTCCGCAGGAAGTCCAACCACCATGCACCAAAGGGGAAAGTCCTTCCCCGAATCAGTCAGAGAAAGCTACGACAAATTGGAATTGGCCGCCCTCGGACTTCAACAGCTAACAGACTACTATAGATGTTACGAAGAAAAACGGGGTTCAAAAAAACGGGACAAAAGTTAAAGAGTTTATCAGGATCAAGAAAAGTAAAAAATGCTGACTACGAGAAAGCTAAAGCAGAATACTTTGAAGAGAAAAATTTCACTTGCGAAATATGTAATGGGCATGGAACGGACTTACACCATAAGAAAGGTAGGGGCAAGTTCTTATGTGACAAGTCCTCATTCATGGTTTTATGCCGCACCTGTCACAATAAATGCCACCACGAAGTAGGGTGGGCGAGAGAAAATGGATATATAATTTATGACTACAAATAACTTTGAATCACGCATCGTTTGCGAAGGAACAGAAGTAAGCGAAAGCCCAACTAAGATTCTGTTTAGGCAGAGGTTCAACCAATGTTGGGTGAGCAAAAGCGATATTCGTGTAAAAGAAAACCTTGGTTTCCTTGACGGAGAGAAAGTAATTCGTATCGTAGTTCCAGAAGAAGTAGCAAATACCTTGGAGCTTGAAGGAATTCTCGATTGATCTTTACTGGGAAGCATGGAGTCATGTAGCTAACTACGAGCTTTAAAGTAGTCTTGTTTGAATGGCGAAAAAAGCCAAGCGGCAATACACGGGGCCGTAACTAAAACCGTGACCAAGAGTAACGTCTTGGCCCAGTATCACCAGTCTCCATTATCATCAGAAGAGTAGCTATCATCTTCTGAAAATGATTCCGTTAGTTTCTCTTCCCGCGCCCAGAATCGGTTAGTCGGAACAGGTTTATCGTTACCGATAAAAACGAGTCCATTACGCCGCGCCATTTCGAGTGCGTAGATTAAACTGTCACTCAAATCCGGCGAGTATCCACTTCTGCTTTTAAGATCATCTTTAGTTTCAATGGCGATCTTTTTATTCTTGATAGTATAGCGACGAAGGCAGAGTTCCCGCGCCAACTCAGAGCTTGGATCAACGCCGAAAAGAACTCGGCTCTTGAAAGCATGATAGGCTGAGTAGTAGTATTCACTGACCAAACGATCATAGACATCCTTACAAGGTCTTCTGTCAACCTCTGCTGCGATTCTATCGGTAGGCTTACCCATGGACGAGATAAGGGCAATGGCCGCGCCATTAGAGTCAGTGCGTAGCCATTCACGAATGATAGCCTGTCCGACTCGACCACCATCACCAGAAACGTCCATACCAAATTTAGTAGGTTGAACTCCAGCCGCCCTACACAAAGAAACAACTTCAGTAGCAAGTTGAATCTCAAACTCAGCGGCGGCATTGGCAGATAGTTGGATTACCTTCTGACTCTCAAGCCACATAACACGATTACGGGTTCCACGAACAAAGCCAAGTTTAGCAATGGTAAGAACGCATCGGTCACCACCAATTGTAAACGAAGTGTCAAAGCCTGCTACTTTAGTGAATCCTTCAGAATCCCAGATTGGTTCCTCGTTTGTATCGGCATTGCGAATAAGATCAGAAGTAATTACGGTCTGAATAAACCCAGACTTCGGCCACCAACCGATAGCGTTACGAACATAGTCAATGGCATTCTCATCACCATAACATTGTTTGAGCATGATTTCCTGCTTCTTCCGATCCATGAGGAAGGGGAATGGGGATGGCTCATCTGGGCGAGCATCGAAGTTAGGAGACTTCATGCCGTTGTAAAATAAACAAATTCCAGTTTCAGTTTCCCAATTCATCAAATCAGGATTCACTGTATCGAAGTTAGATTTACCTTTTGGCATTGCCCAACGGGTATGTGGGTTATCTCCCGCTGATGGGTTTCCAATACCAATAAAGGTAACATCGTTATTAGCTGAAAGGTTAACGCGAGCAGTAATTGCTCCGAGTTCCATTTCTGGCAACTCGTCAAGTGCCAAGCGAACTCGATCATTCTTACGACCACGGGTGGTATCAATAGCCTTCTGACCCTCGTTACCTGATTGAAATGCAAGTGCTTTAATCGCATTACGATAATCTTTATCTTCATCGTTCGATGCGCCACCCCAAACAATCATGTGGCGATAGTCGATAAGTTTACCATATTGGATGCGAGCGCACTTCCAAAGTTTAGAAATGATACCCCAAATACGATCCTCAGATGCGCCAAGAGTAGTAGTAGCAACCCATGCTGAAGTGCAATGTGGGGCAGAACACCAATCAAGATAAACCCAAAGAGCAACTGGAAAACTTTTTCCCATCGAAGCTGCGCCAGCCAAACAAACATCTGTATTATTGCAGAGTTCTTCCAGTGTTCTAAGAAGTTGAGTATTGGTATATCCCCTATTGTAGATAGAAACCTCAGTCGGCCATTGAAGTTTCACAGCATTAATAAAATGCTCCGCTGGTGTAAGTAACTTAAAATCTTTTAGGTTAATATTATGTTTGATGCAGTAGTCTTTTCCATACTCACCACGGGAAATAGCATAACAATAAAGCTCAATTCCCAATTCATCCATGTCCTCTGAAAATTTAATACCATATTTTTGAATCCCTTTGCTTGAAGAAAAAACTCTTGACATATCAATAAGAAAATATATTTTCGGTGAAAAGGCAAGATGAAACTGAAAAACAAAAATCTCGCACCAGTCGGAGGATGGTGGTGGAAATATGAGATAAAGCGTAATGGCGTTGTGTATCCAGCGATAGTTTATGGAAGCACATGGAATAGTCTTCTTCAGAATATCCAAAAAGATTACCGATCCAATGGGGTTGAAGTTCCAAGTAACATCGAACAAATGGTAGAGGATCAAACCTGCCAACGCCAACCAAGTGATCGTTGCTGGTATAATGATGGACTTGGTGATCGTATCGCTCAAGCCATTCACACAGTAGCGGCAGCTACAGATAAAGTTTTAGGAACTAAACTTGAGCATAAAGCTCGCGGGTGTAGTTCGTGTAACAAACGAAGAAATGCCTTGAATTCATTATCGTAAACGATAAACATAAAATCCTATGCTCTCAATCGGTAATGATAACTTCAGTTTAGCCACTCTTGACCAAGATGGTAAGCCACCAGAAACACGAATTTCCAACGCAAATCATGCGTGGAACATAGCAAACAATCTGAGGTTGGCTAACATTGGGCGTGAGAATAAGCGCATCCGTATTTATAAAGCTTACAAAATGTTTCCTCCCACGGGATACAGCAAGCTTGCCGAAAAGCGACTACCTTGGCAATCGGATGTTAACTATGGACAACTTGGATTTATTGTTGATAACCAAAAGTCCAGTTACTACGATGTAATTACTGAACGTCAGGCTTGCTGCACAATCAAGACCAAATATGGAAATGACAAAGAACGCCTCGTTAATACAGAAAACATCACAACCGCATTTGACCAAGCCTTGCGTGAATGGCCCGGATACCTCTACAATGCAGAACAAGACCTTGAGGAAATGCTATTGTATGGAAAGGGAATTGGAATGTGGGATAGTCCACTTGGATGGATGCCAGAACACGTTTTCCTATCCGACCTTCTCTTTCCAGACGACATTAGGATCGACTTTTCAAACCTTGAGGAATTTGTCAGGCGTGTCCGTTTGACTCCATACGAACTCTATAAAAAAATTGAGAATCGTGCCGCAGCAGAAGCGATGGGATGGAATGTGGATGCAGCTATTGATGCTATCCGTTTCCATCGCGCTTTTACAAATCATAGAAAGACCCGCGAAGATTTCTTCCGCACGATCAGCGAGTCAGGATTTAACTGGTCACTTTCAGTAAACCAAAAAATCGACCTATACGAAGTTTACTGGAGAGAGTTTGATGGTAAAATCAGTAAAACAATTATCCTTCAAGATTATCAACCAATAGCTGATTACATTAACTCCAATGTAAAAGGGGCTGGCAAGATCAGTGAAGATGACATCAGAACTCAACACGGGTTTATGATGCTCAAGATTGGACTTTATGATTCTTGGGATGAAATTTTGTATATGCTTACTGACTCTGTAGGTAGCGGACTATTCCAAGACATCAAGAGCCAAGCTGAATCGGCGTTCGTTGCTTGCCGCCAATATGACTTCACAATGAACTCATTGGTTGATGCAGTGCGACTCAACTCCATGTTGATGATTGAGGGACAGGGGCCAGACTCAACTAAGATGCTCAAGCAAATGGAATGGCTACCTATTAGCGTAATGCCAGATGGAGCTAAGTTCATTCAAAACCGATTCCAACTTCCAGTTGCAGAAAGCATGAGCTTCATGCAGTTTTTTATGGGAGATATGTATAGGGGCATGGGGCAGTATCGTATCAACGCTCCAACTGCTGGTGGTAAACAAAGGACAAAAGGCGAAGCAGAACTTGATGCCGCCGAATCAGCAAAACTATCTGGAACTCAAATACGTCGATTTAATGAGTGCCAAACCCTTTACTTCAAGCAACTCTACAAACGCTTTGTTAACTCTAAGTCCAGCGATGATGGATATGAATTTGTGAAGAAGTTCTATGAAGTTTTGGAAGAACTTGGAACTCCAAAAGAAGCGGCTGCATATAAGAACATCACAAGCATCCGTTCCAACCTTATTAGTGGGGCGGGCAGTCCATCATTCAAACTGATTACCGCAGAAAAGTTGTTGCAGATTACAGCAATCACTCCAGCAAACGAAGGGCAAGAGAATGCTGTTAAAGACGCAATCGCCGCGCTTTCTGGCAGAGACAACGTAGCTCGCTATCGTAATACTAAGCCAAGCAAGATTGATGATACAGCTCGTATCATTGGATTTGAGAATGCTGGTATGACAGATGCGTTTGTTAACCCGCAAAACTTCCCAGTGCTACCAACCGATCCGCATATCGAACACGCAACTGGTCACTTCCAAGACATGATTATGCAGTTGCAGATGAATATGCAATCTGTGCAGCAGGGTCAACCAGAGCTTGCAGAGCTTTCAAGGGCAGTGCGCTCAGTCAAATTCAAGGGTGGTCACATCATGGCACACGTTGAGTATATCAGTAGAGATCAATCAAAGCAGGACTTTTTGAAACAATTCATGCAGGGTATGGGTGAGGCTCAAGCAATGGCTGATGAACTACAACAGGTGTATATTCAGATGGCAGAAGCTGAAGCTCAAAAATCTGGTCAACCTAACTCTGAGGAAGATATCAAACTGCAATACCTCGCTGCTAAATCTGGTATTGAGATTGATACTAAGAAAAAACTTTCTGACATCGCAATCGGTAAGGCTTCTATCAGCCACGCTCAACGCACCGAACAACGGAAAGAACAAGGTATCACACAACTTGCGCTTCAGAAGGCTAAAGCCCGTGCGGAGATTCAGAAGGCTAAAGGTAAGATGGTAACTGAACAACCTGCTCCAGAAATGGAAGAGCCAGAAATGGAAGAAGAAGAAACAGAAATTGAAGAGGTAGAAGTTGAGACACCAGAAGCCACCGAAGAAGTTGAGATGGAAACAGAGGAGCCACCACCAGCAACACTATGAACACAAGCAATCTCAGACCAGATAGCACAATAAAAGGTTCTGGATTTCTTGGTGCAATCCCAAGATTAGATAATCCTAAAGATGTTTCTACGGAATTATCTATTGGAATCGACTGGGGTAGTGGAGAAAAACTTATCCCAACAATGGTTCCAACCTTGGATGATAATGAATTAAAATATCTTCTTTCTACTCCAGCAGATAAATTAAATACTGTAAATCCAGAGTTAAATAAATCAATTACAAGAAAGGCTGTTGAGTTTGCAAAAGAAAGAGAATCTAAAAAATTACCTTTTTTTGCTCAACCAGATGAATCTCCTGAGTCTCCACGATCAATTTCCAATCAAAATAAAAATGAATTTATACAAAAATTCATTCAAGAAAAACAAATTATACCAAAATTTAATTTAACTCCAGAACAAGAAAAAGCATTTTCTGGAACTCAGTATGGTAAGATTCAAGACAAGACTCCATTAAAACAAAGTTTCTTAGCCCGTATTATTGCGGGAGATGAATCAGTAGGAACAATAACTCCCATGCAAAAACGATGGGCAGATTGGTTAAAAACACAACTACCACAAGAATGACAACAGAAAAAGTAAAATCCCTATGCGCGGCAATAACCTCACACGAAGACTGGAACAAGCTACAAGCGTATTTGCTGCTTAATGTAACCCCACCAGAAGGAGTAACCACACTCATCCATGCAATCAAAGCTATTGACGCTATTGGAACAGAAGAGCAAGGAGCATTCAAAAAAGCAAG